ACTGGCGCGCCGAAACTTGCCGGCCATACAATGGAAGAGTAAGTTAATCACCTTGAATGTCCAGCGGAAGGAACGTTACGGAGGCGCACCATGACAAGCATATTCGACGTGGCCGCTTACGTGCTGGACAAGCTCGGCGTCATGACCACCATGAAGCTGGAAAAGCTCTGCTACTATTCACAGGCATGGTCCCTCGTATGGGATGAACGGCGTCTGTTCCCCGAGCGATTCGAGGCATGGGCCAACGGCCCGGTGTGCCCCGACCTATACCATGCGCACAAGGGCATGTTCAAGATCACGCGCGGCGATATTCACGGCGACCCGTCGAACATAGACGAAGACGGCACCAGCACCATAGACGCGGTGTTGAATGCCTACGGGAAAATGGGAGCCTACCAGCTCAGCGAGCTTACCCACAGCGAACGCCCGTGGAGGGATGCGCGAGGCGATCTCCCGCAGGGAGCCATCTGCAACACCGAGATAACCGAAGCGGCCATGGCCGAATACTATGGGAGCCTTACCGACTAGTGGGCCACCGCAGCAAAACCAAGAGCATCAAGGCTAAAACCACGAGCTCTTCAAAACGTGTGCCCGCGCATCACGTGGCGAAAAGCTATCATGTCCCCGAATCCGCCACGGAGATTCCCAAGGATTCCGTGAACCGTCGCATCGTATTCCGTTTCGACTGCGTTGACCTTGAGGCCGACTGCCCATGGTCGCTCGCGCACATGAGCGACGAGGAGCATCGGCTGCTGCTGTTGAAGATGCGTGACTTCGAAAAGGCCACGGTGGGCGAGATCATTAGCCCCTCATATCAGGCGTTCACCTGCTACCCTGATTTCACCCAATGCCCCAACCAGACGCCACAGGACCGGCTGGCGAAATACTATGAACGCGAAGGCGATGCGTTGGCCCGGTTCCGATTGGGTGGAACCGAACGCCTGTACGGTTTCCTTGTAGGCAACGAGTTTCACATTCTCTGGTGGGACCCGAACCATGAGGTATGGCCCTCCACTAGGAAACACACCTGACCATCATATTGTAGTGGTATACAAAATGGTCCCGTCCTCCAATACGGGAGGAAAGGTCGGGGAACAGCCTGGCCCCGGTCGGAACCGAGGTTGACACCATGCGTGCCGCTAAGCATAATTGAAGTGTCTCATGAAACGTTAATAGCCAACCGAAATAAGCAAAACATACTTGGATGGTGAGCGTCTGGTATGCGTCAAGTGCCGTGGCCCCAGCAGGGTCACGGCACTTTTCATACGAACAGCAATGGTCCCGTCCTCCAATACAGGAAGACGGGACCATTAATGCCATTATGCTGTGGAATCAGGCACTGGCATGTCCAGCTAAAGGATATTCCCAGCCATGTCCGCTCTCATTGCCATAGACCAAGTATCCATCCGTTGACGGAAGATCAAACAGCACCTTGCCTTGAGCCTTCACCCCTTGGCCTATTATCTGGGGAAGCCGCTGATTTTCGGGTAGGCATGTGTAGGTTGTTATCTTTGAACTGGTTCCATCGAGATTGCCGTTCCACTGGGTGCCATCATTTTGAATATACGTCCAATAGCCGGGAGCGCCCAGTCCCAAAGGCCCATAGGAATCCGAATCAAAATCGGAAGTTGTTTCAACGGTGATGTCCAGAACGACGAAATGACCGTTTGCAGGGCTTGTTTCAGCTCCTTCGTAAGCCGGGACGCATGGTGCGTCAAGGGTTATGTTGGTTACGGTCCATGAAGCGAGTAGGGTTTTGTCTGCCTGACTCTTATAGATGCTGGCAGTGTCGCCTATTCGTTTGATGAGGTTGCCTCGGCTGCTTGTCTTGGGCTTCTCCGTTTGCTGAGGTTTTGCCTTTTCCGGTTTCTTGTAGTCCTTGGACGAGGCGGCTTCATCAGTATTATTGCGGATTGCTGTGTTCACGGCAACGGCAACTCCTACCGACAGCGCCACCACGACAATCGCCGCAACCAGAAGCTGCCACCATTTCAGGGTGACGGTACCCTTGCCTTCAGTCTTGTGCGATGGGGCCGGTACGGGTTGTTGCTGTGGCTCGCTCATTATTATCCCCTTCTCTTCATTGGGTTGGTTCTTCATATTCTACTTATTTAGTGCTATTCGCAGGCAATTCCGTCACCGTCACGGTCCAATGACGAACGATAGCCCGGCTGGCCCCGATACAATGGCGCGGCGCCGGCAGCTCGCGCTGCTGAACAGTTCTTGTAATACGCCCAACCGGTCGAGGAGTCGTCGGAGGAATAAGATGAGCCCGAATTGGTTGACGTCGAAGCCGCTGCTGCGGCGTCCTCCCGTTGCTTTACCGCGTTCTCGCGTGAGTCAAGCTCAGATGACCGACTATCCAAATCCGATTGCCTTTTATCGAGTTCAGCCTTCTTGCTGTCGTACTCATCCTTGTAGGGTTTGAGCTCATCTATCCGCTTCTGATTGTCAATCACAATTGACTGCAAGTCAGATATCTTACTGTTGAGGTTCCGGACTTCCTCTTTATGGGCGTCGATCATCTTCGTGTATTCGGGCTGCTCCACCGGATCACGAGAATCGTATCCGCCTTGCCAGCCCATGAAGAAGGCGATTAGCGCGACCAATACCAATGCCAGCACCATGAATACCGCGAAAAGCGGTGCCGGAATCCTGTTCACTGCACGACTCGCGGCTTCAATGGATTTCTCGACAAGATCATCCTTCTCCGGCTTCGACCCCTTAACCTCAGTCGCGGCAGTAGAAAACGCGGGCTTAGTGGTGCTGGGTTGAGTCTTGGCGGCATTCGCCTGCTGTTTCACCTGATGCTTCTCTATTTGGGAGATTCTTCTGCTCAGGTCATGGAAGAACACGCTAAGAACTCTGTCTCCATCCTCGCCTTCTTTGATGAGATAGACGATGACCTCATGATCTTTCACCCTTATCCGCAATTTGCTTCCAAAGGACGAGCGAGCTCCTATATCAGTACCTTGCTTAACCAAGACGAGAGGAGAATACGGCCCTGATTTAAGTAGGGAATCGATTGCCGTCTTAATCAGTTGTGGCGAGCATTCGTATGTTTTTGATTGACTAGACACCACGTCCCCTTGCCGAAACCCATTCTCTCCGTATGAGCGATACTATCATTATTTGGCTTGAACGGAGAACATCTGAATTGCGATTATCCAATATCTGGTGCATAATCAGAATCATGCAATCGAACAAATGTTCTATCGGATTGACGGAACCGCCGTCTGAGATGAACCTTGCTCGAATCAACGGGGACGAAAAAGAGGTCCGCCCATCCCGCGAAGAACCGGCGAACCTCTCAGCATTGCCACACCACCAGAAGGAGGCGCGACATGAGCTAGTCTAACACTATTCGACTCGCCTGCGGCCTACCGAAGCGGCTATGAGGGCAAGGGAATCAGGAAGTCCGACCATCGGCGCGATGATATCCAGCTCGGAAATCAGGAATGACTTTTTTCCCGTCAGCCGATCGCTGACATAGGACTGGGCCTTTCTGCCTATCGCTTTTGCGATATCCATCTGAGTGAGATGCTTGTCCTTCATTCTCGCGTCAAGGTATGCACCTATTGCGATATCTGTGTTTGAGATTTTTGCGTTCATAACAAACAGTATATCTCATATAACATATCTTGTCGGGCGTGTCGTTCTTTGACATATCTTAAATAAGATATATAGTTGTAACCAGCAAATCGGAATACGGTACAAACACATTGTTAAATATCGTATATAAGATACGGAGACTTCATGGACACCAACGCATTCATCTCGCAGGCAATATCGGTACGCCTTCTGCGAATCAAGAAGAAGCAGTATCAGCTCGCGTCCGAACTGAATATCGACCAGACAGTGCTTAGTCATTACATGACCGGCAAAAGCTCTTGGAACGCCAAGGTAATGGACCGCATTGCCCCTCTCCTCGGTTGGGGCTCTGCTGTTGACATCGCGATTGCCGCAGAAGAGGAACGACAGATTATGCGGTCGATTCCCTCTTCTGAGTCTCCCAAGCCAGAAGCTGAGCAGCGTCTTTCTGAGTCTCCTGTATTGGAGGTAACAGCATGAGTACAGAAAACATGGAAGCCCCTGAGATTTACAGCGGAAAGGTAGGAGTGGAGATCGTACCGGATATGCGCAAGCTCAGGAGCTTCGCCAAGGACTTCATCGCCCTCGTGGACAGTTACTGGCCGGAGAACCCCGGTGGAGTAGACGAACGCGAGCAAGCCTCGCAAGCATCATGGAAGACGCCTTGCCGCAACGTTCGTCTGATGATGGACCGATACGAATCGAAGAATCATGTACAAGACTAAGTCCAAGACCAATGAGCATGGGGAACATGTCTATGACTCCCCTGCTATCGGCAAGGTGATGTACGACCCGTTGGAGGCGGATGTCACGAAGACCTTTGAGGCCCACATTTTCAAAGGTGAGGCGCATCCGGGATACGTAAAGGTGACGGCACCGCTTTCCGTATGCGAAAAACTGACCCCGGAACAGGCCCGCGAGATAGCGAAAGCACTCAATGATCTGGCGGATAAGGCCGAATCCTTTCCGAAGGAACTTAACCTGATAGGCAGGTGGCGATATGAGTGACGGCAACTATTCGTATGTCTCGGATTCGTCGGAGCGTGTTGCCAACGAGCTGAACATTCTCAACACGTGGATGGCTCAGATCGTGGAAACCGGGCTTCCCCAAATCTCCGCGCAGTTGGCGGAAATCTGGGGAGAACAAGCCAAGCGTCGTGAGTCAGACTCCGAGTTTGTCCAGACGGTCGGAAAGCTCGCGCTGGTTGGCGGTGATAACGTCAATGGCCTTGGCTGTGGAGTCCATCGACGTTTTGATGTGTCTCAGCCAGGTCTCGGCGTTGTTGGAGGCGTCCAGGAAGCTCATGTCTCCCCTGATCTCCCGAGCCGCTTTTTGAAGCGCGTCGATGTCGGTCATTTTTCATTCTTCCTTTCGGGTTTGGCATGTGGTTTGGCGATTACAAGCCTAATCCGAAAGGGCCTTTAAACGATATTCACAAGAAAGAGAAAACAATGGTCAGCCAAAATCGTAACCTTTCCCAGAAGCTCGTGGTCGAGGAACGTCACACCCGTGAATACTTCACCGGCAACGTCACTGCCGAAGGTCTTATCAACGCGGAAATCGACACCGATTACGGTGCCCGCCCCCTCACTCCAAGTCAGGCGCGTTTCGCCGCCAAGGCCCTTGAAGACCTGGCCGACTGCGCCGATGAGAAGAACGAGGAATAACAAGTCCTGCCGCAGTGGGTCGTTTTTATCCACCTATCGACTACAGGCAAATAAATACCATACTGCGATCTACTGCGGCAACCATCGGCCGGAACCCTTCGGGGTGTCTGGACACGCACCGCCACCACCGGGAAAAACCAGAGGACTCGTCATCTCCATCTCTCACAGTTGGTCAACATTGCAGCACAGTGGCGGCAAAGGCGTTCTCGGTCCGAATCCGAGTCCGGCCACGAGGAAAGGACTGTCATGAACAGGAAAACGTATGGGGCGCACTGCTCCGGCTGGCAGCATTCCATGGACGAACGCCGACGCCGGCATGAGAACACGAAGACAATCACTTGTCTGACGTTGGCGGCGACAGGGTTCCTGATTCTCTCACTGCAACCCTATGCGGGCCCGTGGAGTATTCTCGCAGGCTTCATGTGCTGTTCCCCTGTCGCCCTGTGCTTCGCATTGGACGACGAATAACTGAAGATTTCCGGGCGGGTTTTTGATTGATTTACCGCCCGGTGGTAGCCGGTCGCAAGGTGGCCGTACCTGACGAAGCATTCCATTGCGGACTTCCGAAGGTGGACGCGAGTTCGATTCTCGCACCGGCACTCACATAACTTAAACCCGCGAACCGTAACGCCGGAAACCAATAATCAGAAGGCTTCGGACGTGTTAGCGGCCGGCTACGCGGACACAAAAAACAGAATCAATTTCTTTGAAAGGGGTTAATGATGAACGGTTTGGCGACGATGGTGGACGAATGCCGTGAACAGGGTGTGATAGACCCTGTTGACGTGGCGAACCGGATAGCCGAACGATTGGCTGCTTTCAGCAAGACGGAGCTGGTGGCGTTTATCTCCCCATTGCTTGCGGAGAGCGTGCGCAACGTGTATTCGCGTGAACGTTTGGACTTGCCGAAGAAGGTTCATGCAGCGAAGATGTCCGGCAAGGTTCAAATCATTCGTGACGCTTATGGCAAGGTTATTGGTTTGCCGTCCGGCGAGTGGAAGGCCATCGGGGATTGCAACCGTTTGGAATTGTTGGATTATTCCGCGATGTTGCATGGCATGGCTCGGCAGACCGAGGCGAAAGCCCAATGGTATGAGCGGCTGGCCGAACGACTACCCAATGATGTGGTCACGGTTCGTGAGGCCGAACTTGACTTGGACAAAGCCGCATAACACAGACTTGGCAAGACCAAAGTCAGGACGCTAATACCCAGGTTCGACTCGTCTTGCCACCTATTCTTGCGCGAACCACAAGAGACTCGAAAACCAGAGTCTGGACGTTCGCGCACCAATTCTTGAAGCGGCCATACACGTTGCTCAATACCCAAATGGATTCCGCCGCTTCACTTTTCTTGAAGGAAATCAAATGACTACTACAACACTTGACCGAGGCCACGGGAACAACGACTCCCAAAGATTTCTCGCTTCGGTCACCAATTTTGGCGGAGACCATACCACCGGCGATGCCCATCCCCAGTTCGTCTCCGCCTCTGATTCTTCCCCGTCCAATTACCGCTCGACACCCAGTGCAAGTACGACGGGGAATATGGCGCGAGAGGCCAGTGATCCATCGGAAACCGAAATACCAGCGCCTCTTACGCCCTACCTGTTCACCCCTGAACTAGGATTGTTGGCTCAACAGTTGGATGATTTCGAGAACCTGCGCAAGGCTCAGGCGAACCGGCTGCGTATCTTCACAAGGGATGAAACCGATTCTGATGGTGAAATGCGTGGCTTCGCATTGGAAGAGGATAATCCCGCCGTCATCGCCGTGCAGATCAATCTCGACCAGTTGGAAATTCTGGAACATAAGACGGTTCTCGCATTGCAGAAAGCCATGCGCAGCAACCCGTTGAACGAGTGGCGCAAAACCCAGTTGGGGGTGGGCGAGAAAACCTTGGCCCGCTTGCTGAACGCCATAGGCGACCCGTATGTCCGCACGGACAATCACCAGCCCCGCACTGTATCCCAGCTTTGGGCATATTGCGGGCTACACACATTACCCTCCACCAGTAGGCTGTCGATTACCCAAGATGATAGCGTGGAGGGAACCACTCTTGCCGGGAGCCAAAAATCGAACGAAACCCAAGACTCGATCGCTCCCGGCACCAATGTCGCAGCCAAGCGCATGAAAGGCCGTCAAGCGAACTGGTCAACCATTGCAAAGACCAGGGCGTATCTGATTGCCGAGGCGTGCGTGAAGGCCGGCGTCCGCAAGGATGCGGACGGCAACCGGTATGCGAAAGACGGCAGCGAGTACGCGCAACTGTACATCGACCGTCGTAACCACACCGCTGAAACCCATCCCGAGTGGACGGCATTGCATTCCCAGAACGATGCTTTGCGCATCGTCAGTAAACGTATCCTCCGCAACCTGTGGAGGGCGGCGCGGGATATTCACATGAACGACAAGGAGGCTTCCATTGGCATCTGATATTGGCGTCGCAAAAGCGTTGCGCTATGTAGGCGACTCCATTCGTTATCTCGCGGACAAGTATGTGGCCGTGAACGATCGCGTGTACTCGGATTGGAACGAGGCATCGAAGGTCGTGGGAGACGTTGGCCGTGACCATGTGGCCGATTATGCGGAGGCATCTCACAAGCAGGGCAAGTCGCGTACTTGGCGTCACAGTCACCTGATGGAGCGTGAAGAACAATTGTCCATGCAGTCGAGGGGTTCTCATGTTGACCCCGAATGATGTCCGGCATAGAAAGTTCCGCACGTATCGTTCCCTGCTTTACGGAGAGGTCTACGACGTGGAGGACGTTGACGATTTTCTCGACTCGGTGCCCGGCACCATCAAGGTTTTAGGCAAGGAAGTACTCAAAGCAAGAAAGGAGTGGCAATGACCGTCGAGCAGATGGCCGATGACGATTACTTCGCGTTTGACGCGGTGGACCAGACCGCGTTGAAGAAGTATCTGGTCAGCCCGTTGGCGTATTCGCAGTATCTGACCGGCGAGCATTCGTCCTCCCCCCAGTTCGAGTTCGGGAAGGCGGCTCACAGTCTCATATTGGGCAGTGGCCCCGAGGTGCTGGTGAAACCGAACCTACGCACCAAGGAAGGCAAAGCCAGGTATGCGGAGACATTGAAACTGCATGAGGGCGAGGATATCGTATGGCTTTCCCCCGATGATGTGGAGAAGGTCGAGGCCATGCGGGACATGGTTGGAGATTTCTTCACGAAGCTGGATGGTCAGCCGGAGGTGGCGATGATCGCCGCCGACCCTGATACCGGATTGTTGATTAAGGGCAAGGCGGACTGGTTGCCGTCCACTCCCGACCCGGATGGTGTGCTGCGTATCCGTGATTACAAGACCACGGTGAAGTCGCCGGACGAGTTCGAGCGTTCCTGCTGGCAGTACGGGTATCACATTCAGGCCGCGTTCTACATGCGTCTCTACCGGTTGACGATGCCCGAATATAAGGGGCCGTTGGGTTTCGAGTTCGTCGTGCAGGAGAAGAATCCGCCGTTCGACTGGATGCGCTACGAGATTCAGGAGGATTCGCCCATCATCACCGAACTGGCGGAACCGAAGATAAACCACGCCTTGCAGGGCATCAGATGGTTCCGTGACAACACGGAGGACCCGTTGGAGGCCATGAGGGCCTACGGGTTGCCTAAATACCCGAAGGATGTCGTGTTCCCCGACTGGAAGCTGTTGGAGGAAGAGGAGGAGATTGAATCATGGCGGTAATTAAGAAGGACGCTCGGGGCGGTCGTGGCACGTATGCGACCCTGGCTCAGGTCGTGAACTATGTGGACGAGCAGGGGTTCGACCTGCAATGGCCGACCCAGTTGGTTGACGGACGCCTGTATGTGGATACGGCCGTCAGGAAGAAGGGCACGGACAAGTGGATTGCCAGTAATTGTCTTATCCCGGTCGAGGTGGGTGATTCGCGTGGCATGAGCGTCATGCAGGCCCTCGGTTCCGCATTGACGTATGCGCGACGCTACAGCACTTGCGGCGCGTTCGGACTGGCGACCACGGATGATGACGGTGAGACGAGCGGCTACAAAAAGCGTTCTGTCAAGGGTATGACCGACGAGCAGAAAACACAGATCGACCGGATTCTTGAAGACTGCAAGATTCCGGTGGGTCAGGAGAACGGTTTCATCGGCAACGTCCTGCAAACGCGGGTCGCTTATGGCACGTTGACCGAATATCAGGCGCAATGGTTCATCGACGCTTATCGACAGCATAACGACAAGGTTAAGGAGGCTCCCAGTGAGCAGTGAGATTGGTTTGAACGACGTGAAGCCGGGCATGTGGGTTGAGTTTGATGATGCGGACGGGCATTATGCGGGCGAACTGCATGAGATGAAGAACCCGGAAAGCATGGTGGACGTTCTCATCATGAGTATGGGCCATAAGCCGCCACTGTACATCGAGACCGAGAATGAAGGCAATCTCGTGGTTTTCTTGGATTTTGGCGATGGGTACAGTACCGGTTCCGCTCGGAACGTGCATGTGTACGAGTCGAAGCCCGAGACGGAATCCGTCAAGCAGGCTGAAGATGATGACAAGAAACCGTTCTGGAAAGGCAAGACCTGCGGGGATCTGGAAGGGCTGCGTGTCAAGATAACGTGGAATAACGGCGACACGATGACCAGTATGCTCGACATGGTGGGAAACGTTGCTCATTGCGTCTCTCTTTCTCCCGCCATTCGTTCATCCTCGACTTTCGTCCCTTACTCCGGTATCAAGTCCATCGAACTGGTGGATGATGCTTTCCGTGAGCGTATCACCGATATCACGAAGGTTCGCCCCGGCGACAAAGTGGTGGTGAAGAACGGCAACGAGTACACGGTGAAGAAGACGGATTCTGACCGTATGGGCGGACAGACCCTGTGCCTGAGTATCGGGGAGCTCGGCTTTCCGGACGGGTGGTGGATGGATGACTCCTTTTTCCAATATGCGTACCGCGGACCGTACACGATGGATGACCTTCCGGAGGAGCCGGGATTCTACAAGGCTCGCACCGAATCGGTGTGGAAGCATGACGGCAAACGTTGGATGCCGGTGCTCGCCCATGATGGCACCATCGCCCCCGCCTTCCCATGCCAGTCCCAATCCCGCAGCCAGTTCTTCAAGACCAGTGTCCGGGATGATCGTTTCCCGTTCACGAAGGTGGAGGCGAGCTTCGAGTGACTTTCACCCCGAGGCCGGGCTGCAAGTGCGCCAGATGCCTGTGGGCTCACGGGGACAAGATCACGCTCCCCCAATGCCCCACATGCGGTGCCGTTGATTGCGCCGGAGCCCAATCACACATGCTGGTCTGCAACAAGCGGGCCATAGAGAAACACAAGACGAACAATTACAGGAGGAATGCGTAATGGCCGGAGAACCAAGCATCGAGCTTACCGGATATGCGGGAGAGATCAAGGATTTTCAGGATTCCAGTATTCTCAACGTCAGCGTCCATCCGGGTTACACGGATAAGAACACGAACCAGTGGGTTGACAAGGAGCCTCAGTTCTATGGTGTGCGTCCCTTGTCGAATCAGGCGAAGGATGCTTTGAATCAGGTTCGCCAGTTGAAGTCCCAGCCGAACATGAGCGTGAAGGTTCTTGTGAACGGCAGCTTGTCCAAAAGAGTGTCGGAAAAGGATGGGAAACGGTATGAGAATTGGGATGTCGCGGCCCGCACCATTGCGGTGTTGAGCGCGAAACCCAAGGCCCAGCAGTCTGGTTTCCAACAGTCGCAGCAGCAGTATCAGCAAGGATTCCAGCAGCCGCAACAGGGATTCCAGCAACCGCAACAGCAGTATCAGCAGCCTACGGACCCGTGGAGCCAACCCCAGGACGAATACGGAAATGGGCAGATCTAACCCGTCCCAACACGTCAAGGATTTGGTGGACGCACGCGACCAATACCGGTGCGTCCGCTGCGGCAAACCATTCCATTGGAGCGGTTTCAGCCGGCATCATCGCAGACTCCGGTCACACAAGTGGCCGGGACTGCATGAGGCGTCGAACCTCATCTTGGCGTGTGGGAGTGGCGATACGGGATGTCATGGGTGGATTCACGCCCATCCGCGTGAGGCCATGAGCTTGGGGTACATCGTGAGCGGTTTCAACGATCACCCCGAACTGGTGCCGATTCTCACCGCCCAACATGGTTGGGTGCTTCTGGACGATAAGGGAGGTTGGACGCGATGCGAACCGCCGAAGCAGTAAGCCTGTTGTTCATCCTGTTCTGCCGTGACCCGCAGTTTCGGCGGGCGTTGTACAAGCTCGACCCTGTGTTGTTCCGCAGGTTCACTAATGGGGAGGTGTGGCTGTGAACGTTGATGACATGACCGATGAGGAGTTCATCGACTATTGCCGGAACGGCGGCGAACTGTCCGGCCTGATAACTGAACGTCATCCGAAATGCGATTGGTGCGGTGGCATGTGCCGGGTCGGCAAGGATGGCATGTGCCGGAACTGTCGTGTCAGGGAACGGCGTCGAACCGACCCCGAGTATGCGCAGCATCTGCGTGATCTGGCGAATCGGCGGAACGCTCGTAATCGTGAAAAACGTAATGAGTATGCACGCCGGTACCGGTCGGAGCATTTGGCTCAGGCTCGGGCTTCGGCTCGTAAGTATGCCGCCGCCCATCAGCGTGAGATGGCTGAATACCATCGCCGTTGGAGGTCGGAGCATCCCGAGAAATACGCCCAGTATGAGGCGAAGCGGAAACGTAAACGACAACTAGCCAAGGAGGCTGTCAATGAGTGAGAAACCATTCTGGGCAGGTAAGACCCTTATGGAGATTCAGAATCTCGATAAGCGAGTCAAGGTGACAATGGAGAACGGAGACGTATTCATAGGGAAGCTCGTGCGGCGTTCCAGAGACACGGACGGTATATGTAGCCTTTCGATGCAACTCGACGCGCATCGAACATATTTACACGTGTTCTCGGCTGAATCATCTGATACGCAGCCCATCATTCCCAGTTACGTCGATACCGTCGAATTGTTGGATGACCCCAACTACGAGCGTATCGAGGAGGCTGATGACCTCCAAGAGAAAGATATTGCCGTTATGCTCGACGGCAACCGCTACAAGGTCACAGATGTGGAAAAAGGCCGTAACCGATTCTGGGGTCGGGTATACGGCGCTGTCGAGCCGGAATGTATCGCCCTTGGCTTCAACGCCTTCACCTACGGACTCCGTCCGAAGCCCCAGCTTCCTGACAAGCCTGGACTGTGGTTGGACAAGGACGATAACACATGGGTGATGGGCGAGAATGCCTTTCCACTCACGTGTATTGATGCCGGTAATTGGAGTATCACGCGCCCGCAGTTCTCAACGGATAGCGTTCAGGTTCTAAATGCTGCACCGTTCCGATTGGCTAAGGCGGTGGAAGCATGAGCAATCGTATTGTGAAATTGCCCTCGGTCGAATCTTTCGGCCGTCTCACGCCCGACAAGTGGCTGGCCTTGAAGAATCTGGAAGAGAGCGCCGAACTGGTCGAAGCCTGCAAACAATACCTGAAAGCCAGCGACCCGACAGACCCGAGCGGCATTGGCCGGGAGTTCGATGATCATGCGAACTGCCTCGCCTGCTTCGGGGTGAACGTGGGCGGCGAGCTTGGCGATGACCGGGACAGGGCGAAGACCGGATGGATAGGTTACGTGCGCGACCAGCGCCGCCAAGCCATGCTCGGCGAACTGGCCGACGTGTTGCAGACGGTCGGCAACCTGATTACCGCGTTCGATATCACCGACGAGGAACTGGCTCAGGCTATGGACGATTGCCTCGTTCACAATCAGAAGAGGGGTCGGTTGTGAGCATCATCAGCAGTGACGCGAAGTGGGCTGTCATCCAACGAGCTGTCCGCCTATCCCCCGAGGAAGCACGTGGCACGACCAAGGGCAAGGAATACGAGGCCGGTTTTATCGCCGGAGCCACGCGCCGGCCCACGAACGAGGAAATCGTAGCCGGGGCGAAAGCGTTCTACGAGGCGTTGAAGCCCGACTCTTACCCCCAATGGGATTCTGACTGCGCGTTGAGGGCCGAATACTACGACGCCATGCGACTCGCAGTCAAGGCAATGCAAGGAAAGGCAACGGAAGAATGAATCTTTTAGATGAAACCAAGGGTGCGATCTCACAAAGCGAGCATTCGACCGATGACGTTCGATTCGTAGGCTCCCGCGACGAGAAGCTGGGAATTCCGTGGAGTCAGGCCGAAAAGGTGCTCGACATCGATTACGACAACGGATACGGCAGTCAGGAGATAGCCGCCGATCTGGTCGTGGCGTTCACTGATGGCGGTTTTCTGCGCCGCGAAGAATACGACGGCAGCGAATGGTGGGAGTACGAGCCACCGTTCAGAGTCACGGAGACGCAGAAGCCGTTCAAACTCGTGAAGATGCTCAGCTATTCCACACGGTTGCTTGTGGACATCAATTACCCGATGGAGGCAACGGAGGAATGAGCGACATGAGGAGCTTCATCAAGGTTGAGCACAGTCGTTTTACTTTGATTTTGCGCAAGGGGATGCTCCCGTTCCACTGGATTGCGGAATCCCACGTCTACCCGGACAAAGGTTATGTCACGGCGGTGCGGGAGCGCACCAACTACGGCGCTGTATGGGCATTGAGCAGTAGGGGCGCTCTCGATCAGGTCATGCTCTCGATCTGGGAGGACATCGAATGGTTGGACGAAAGGATGGACTGATGCGTGTGCATCGTCCGAGACTACAAAACCAAACCGAAGGAGACAACCAATGAGTGATTACAAGCAGCGGATGATCCGCGAACATCGAGAATTGCAGGAGCGTATCAGCAAGCTGGCGCACATGCTTGAGGGCTACGCGGAGGGCACGTTGGACTTCACGCCCGCGTGCTCCTTCCAGCTCCTTGAAAGCCAATTGTACGCGATGGGGACATACGCGAACATCTTACAGGAGCGTGCGCGTATCGAACAGGTGGATTTGAACGCGCCTCTTGAGGGAGGTGAGTCTGGTGAGGTTCCACAGGATTAGCCCGTGTCCCAAATGCGGGAGCAAGGTCAAGGCGAAGTGGGAGCGGGACGGCGTGCAGGGGTTGCCTGAATACACGTTCTTTATCGTGATGTTCCGCTGCACTGCCTGCGGGCTCAGCTTCGAGGGAGGCTGTTCACGTAAGCCAGCACCGTATGAGTTGCAATACAACATCGCCGCATGGAACCGTATATGCAACGGTGATAAATGCTTCGCGTTGACCTACAAGAGTCTGGGAGGCAGACGATGAGAGACAAGGCGATGCCGTTGGGCAAGAAGTTCAAGGTCCGGTTGACCATCACACCGGAGGAAACCGGAACGCCCGTGGACATGCTGGGATTCACATTCACCAGCGGCCGGAACGGGCGTATGGAACTGGACACAGAGTACAACAACATTCCCAAACTGGCTGATGACGGGCTCGACTCACTGTCGATTCTCGTGATCCTCAAAACACTGGAGATGTGGGCCCAGAAGGGATATGAGCTGTTCCAGCCCATCGTTCAACGATTTCACGGAGACGGACGATGAAGGCGACGAGGGGGACGGACGTGGAGATCGAACGACGGTGCGGCATGGTCACAGGTGCCTCCTGCGGGAATGTGACCCTGAGCTGGATTCCCGGAGACGGCCGAAACGGCACCCGCTCATGGGTGCTGGCCACTCATGCTGGCGACAGCATCCGCCGCATCCGGTTGAGCAGGAACGAGCTCGGCGACCTGGAGGCCATCCTCCAATCGATCGCGAACGAGAAGAAGGAACTGAGAGGCAGACGATGAGCACTCTGGATATTTTGGGCAACACGAGCGAGCAGGCGGATTCGATACGTCTGATGCTCAAAGTGCGGGGCATGAAGGACGGTCGTTTCATCGACGCCGACCCGCTCATCATCCTCAAGGCCGACAATCATCAAGGCTCCGACAGGTGGGACGTGTATGTCAGCAAGACGGTGTATCCGACCGCCGAATCGTATGGCACGCTCGCCGGCATACTGCGAATGCTCGCCAATGACGTGGAAATCATGGCACACGAGAAGGAAATGGGAGGCAGACGATGAACGGTGACGTGACTGCCATGGACATCAATTGCGCACTCGCCTCCCGTTACCGGCGTGACGGTGACGGGTATTGGTCGGAGATTTCGGTCACTGAGCCGAATGACACGGTGCTGCGTCTGGACGGCGTGGCGTTGGAGGTCAACTGGCGCGGGGACACATGGATCAGCGGATTCGAGGTCAAGGTGAGTCGCGGCGATTTCCTCCGCGACGCGAAATACCTGCGCTACAAGGATTACGTGGACGATCTCACCCTCGTCTGCCCCGCCCGCATGATCGACCGCAGCGAGGTGCCCGAGCCGGTTGGCCTCATGTACTACGACCCGTCCAAACGCACGTTGAGATACCGGCGCAAACCCGACCCAAGTCATGGTGACACCCGGCAGGTCGAACACCGGCTGCTGAAAAAGCTCGCCGCCAGCGAACGGCCGGACCGGTACGGGCATTACGAGACCGCCGCCGAGTATGTCGCACAGCGAGAGGCGATGAAAGGCATAGGCCGTGCGCTCGGGACGAAGATGGCGTTGCGGCTCCAACAGCTCGAACAGTTGCAGGAACCCACCGAGGTACGACGTATACAGGCACAGTCCAAGGCGTTCGAACGGGTGTGCGACATCCTCAGCCGCCACGGCTACCAGATCAGCCGGTGGACCCGCACCGAGGATCTTGAGACCAGACTGAAGGAACTGGACGAGGCGCTTTCGAGCGTGGTGCCCACCGGCAAGGTGGACCGCGAGACCCTGTACGCCATCAGCTGCCTGCAACAGTTGAGAACGACTCTGGGACTCCAAGACCGAAAGGAGCACGGACGATGAGCTATAAGGCGAGGACATTCACCCGTGAGGAGTTTCGAAAGGTCATCGCAGCCGCCATCTACGACTACGAACACGCTCCCGCGAAATGCCTCTACACGACCAAGGATGCGGCAGACCAACTCTACGGCGAGTACGGCGAGGAAACCGAGGTGGAGGAATGAAACCACGAGTGTATGACGATTTGGTCCAATCCGCCGTCGAATTGAGTTGCTTCGGTACAGGCCAGTCAACCATCGAGGAAGGCCGAGCCGCCTATCAAGCATGGCTCAAGGAGCATGACCGGCAGATAGCCGAAAAAGCATGGGAAGAAGGGTATATCCAAGCCGTCAAGAACATGAATCCCATGCCCGGCGAGGAATCGCCCGAATACACGCCAAACCCATATCGAAAGGAGAACGCATGAACGAGATTCAGCTTACAGACCATTTGGTCGCGCATATCAGCGCGGGAAGCGACTACGGCCGTTATCAAGCCAAAATCTGCGAAGACGGCAACTTCAGAGACTTCCTGTACGCCATGAGCCTCAAACGTCTCAAGCGCAAATGCGAAAAGTATGCGAAGCGTGAACGCAAGGCCATCGCATATGTCGCCACGCTCAAGGAGGAATCATGAGCGTAAGTAGTCTCAAAACGCGAAGAAGGAATTGAATTGAGCGGCTGGCGTGACAAGGCCGCGTGCCGTGACATGGACCCTGACCTGTTCTTCCCAACCACGTCCAGCGAGGAACGATTGGCGCTCAAGGCCTGCGCCCAATGTCCGGCGATATGCGAATGCGCACGGTACGCGGCGCAACACGACAGAATCAGCGGCTACCCATTGCAAGGCGTATGGGGTGGCGTGAACAGGAGCAGAAGAAGGAATCGAAATGAGTGACAAGGATATGGTCACGGTTTACGAACGACGTGACGGCAGCAAACCCGGATTATGGTCCGTGTACTGGTATTTGGGGTGGGACGTGTTTTGCTCGTTCTCCCTCGCGGTGGGCATCACGTCAAAGAATACGATGATGGCCATTGTTCAAGCGTTTTGTCTGCTGGTTTTTCTTGGACTCACCGTCTGGCAGTTGAACCATCTGACTTGGAGCATCACCGACTATCGGGTGCGTATCAGCTCTAATTTGGAGAAGGGGGCTCATGTTGAGCAAAGCGACAAGTAAAGCATGGCAACTGCTCATTGAAGACTCGAACCGTCCGGCAGAGGAGATTCGCTTGGCTACCGGACTTCGGGTCGATGTGATCGAGCAGATGCGCGGGGACGTGCAAAAACGACTACGAGACAACCCGGAGTTCTGATTATGAGACCGAGTTATCTGCCCGTCCAGTATGAGCATTGCCCGTACTGCGGAGGAATCTTGAACGTATTCGGGGACTGCGTGGACTGCCAGTTTCACGATGACCCGACTGAATGGTGGATGGACGAATGAGCCGACAGAAAGCCAAAGGCACACTGTTTGAATCCAAGGTGGTCAACTATTTGCGCGCCCGGTTGGGTGACAGCGAGCAGACGATACACCGTGAAGTGTTGCATGGGACGAAAGACCAGGGCGATATCACCGGTCTGCGTATCCACGGCCAGCCGGTCGTATTGGAGTGTAAAAACTACAGCACCTATACGGGGAGACTCAAGGAGTGGATGCAGGAGGGCCGTACCGAGGCGGGTAACGCTGACGCACCTTACTGGTTCGTCGTGTTCAAACAGAAGGGTCTCGGCTTGAACACGTTGTCAAGCATGGACAACCAGCCCGTGCTCACCGACTTAAAGACCCTCGCATTGATAGCAGGACATGGAATCATCGAAGGAGACGAAGAATGAGCTACGACCTGTATGTGGTACGCCGGGATATTCCCGAGAACTTCTGGGATTACGGGTACGACCCTGACTATGACTATGGCTGCTACTTCAACTACACGTACAATCTCGGCCCGTTCTTCGCCGCCTATCATGTTCGCCCGTCAACCGACTTGGACGGCAAGACCGGTAGGGAATGCGCCGAAATCATAGGGCACGCCCTCATGCGCATCTACCTTCAGCCGTTGCATGAGCTGCGTTCCGAATACAATCCGCGCGACGAGAACGGCGAGTTGGTTGATTGGGGCAGTGTGGACGGCGCAATCAAATGGTTGGAACGTGTCCAAGACTATTGCCGGGAACACCCGGATTACGTGGTCAGGGAACGCTCCTGATGGGAAACAGTCACAACACGACATCCACCGAATGCATCGACTGCGGGCGTATCCGGCCACGTAACCAGATGTGCAGCGGGCCCCGTTGCCGCAACTGCCATATCAAGGCCGACCCCATACGGTTGGCGAAGCATAGAGCCGGAAGCGCGAAATAGGCAAGGGAGCATAAAACCAAACGCACTCCCCCATTGCCCATCCAAGAGGGCGGCATGGTTTTCGCCGGCCACCCCATCGACATCGATGACCCGTATCTGCGCGAATTCATCGAAAAGGCAAGGAGAACATGATGGAAGATAGGAAACTCGTTGATTTCGCCCAGTGGCTGAACGATCATCCGGGCGAATGGAATCTTTGGCCGTATCTCATTCCGATACAGGCCGACCGCAGGGATACGGTCGCATCGATGAGGCTTGTCATGGACCGCATCAAAAATCATCGGTATGACGAGTTCCGCGTGGACACCGCCCTGCTCGAATACGAACTGTTCAACGGTTTCATGGGCTTCGACAACGGTGGCGTGCATGAGAACGGTCTCGCGTTGAAGATGAGGCTCAAAGCATGACCGCGCGTGGAGATGACCGCAAACTCATGCATTGGATAGCCTCGCACGGCTACACGGTGGTACGCGCCGGCAGCGGCCACTGGAAGATATTCGATGACGGCGTGCTGCTCACGGCGACGAGCGGCACGCCCTCGGACTGGCGAAGCCGCCACAACTTCATACGAGATTTAAGGAGACGAACATGTTCAATCTAGCATCGAAGATTCGGCACTGCTGCCCCCTCTACGGATGTGTCCCGCTCATATTCGAATGGAGAGGCCGCTACATGTTTTTCTGCACCCACTTGGAAGCCCCTTATGCCGATACGAGAGAGGAAGCATGGGATAAGTGGTGCGGGATGGTTGAGAATATTTGGGAAAGGGACAGGAAATGAGCATGAGAGTGAGAACAACCTACTTGGCAAAATGTGACTACCCGGGCTGTTGCATGCAGTACGACTTCTGGGCAACGAGCGAGGAAAACGCAATCATGGACATTACCGACGACGAAGACTGGTTGTGCCTGTTCACAAATGATAATGAGCCGCGATTCTTCTGTCCACTGCACTTGCGATACGTGCAAAACTCACAGTATGACTGGCTGACCGTATTTTACGATTCCGACAACCCAGACACGCAAACAAGCTTGCACGCTCTAAACAAGTACTACGAGGATATGAGCACACCGCAACCACTGCCAAAACCGGAATGCGAGGACACCATACTAGCGATTCTCACAAGCGAGGACACGAAATGAGCGGTGTGTTAGAACTCCTCCCGCATGACATGGGTCTGCGCGTGGAACTTGATACGAACGAAACATACTACCTGAAAAGCGGATGGATAGGATGCTGTGACGGTATCTACGGGCTTGCTGTGAGTTATACGGATGGTTCCGGCATCGGACACGTTTCATTCCTTGGCAATCCTGCTCCCATCGCAATCATGAACAGCCATGTGAAGCTGGCAGTCCCATTTGAAGATGAAACCGAAACCACCGAGCAAAGCGAGGATGCGAAATGAGCATCGCTGATGATGAAGCTGAGAAGGCGTATCCGACCCGCTACTGGAATGGAACGCATGTCAAGGAACAGTTTTACTGCGACACGGACGATCTACAGGAAGCTTACCTGCGTGGCTACAACGCACCACCCACGAATGCAGAGATTGAGGCCGTGGCGAGACGGCTCTGCTGGAACAGCTGCAAATGGGATGGCGTCGATAGCTACGCGGCGAAAGACGAGGATGACGCATGGAATTATGCCGGTGAGATTCCCGGCTCCCATGAGGAATATATCCGACAAGCCAAGGAACTACTCGCACTGGCGCGGAAGGCGGTAAACGAATGAGTTGCATTGGCAAGGCCGAAACACTCGCCATCGCCGCCGCCGTACTGTTCTCCGTACTGTTCTTCGCCCTCGTTGCCTATCTCGGCTGGGCTGAAGAAACGGCGGACACCATCATCCTCCGCGACGGCAGCCGATCATACGCATGCCAGACCAGCAGAATCTCACAAGCACCACACAACTGCAAACCGGTCAAGGAGAAACGATCATGAGCCTCGGATACGTGGAATGCGCCCACTGCGGCGAGACGGTGGGCACATATTACGTGACATGCCCCTACTGCGGGTACAAGCTCGACAAGCCGGAACCGTTCTTCCCGCTCTCCCTCGACTAGGACGCGAACCAGCCCGGAAAGGAGATTGACCGATGGCAAGGAGCGGATACGTGCAGCTCGTCAACGGCTTCTACGACAACGACAAGATACGTGACCTCGTGCGCATGGGACACGCCGACTCCGTTGGCATATTCTGCATGGCCCTCTCGCTGTGCGGCGACAGGCTCACGGACGGCTTCATATCACGACGCGCCTTGCTGTCGAACATCGGAGCCACACCGGAACAGGTGCAGGCTCTCGTGGACGAGGGGATGCTCGAAGAGGTGGACGAGGGCTGGATAATCCACGACTACACCGTCCACAACCGCACCAAGGAACAGGTGCTGCACGCGCGCGCCGACGCCAAGGAACGCAAAAGCAAATCCCGGCATCACGCCACTGTCACAAGCATGTCACAGCGTGACATCGCTGTGACATCGGGACAAACACCAGAACACCAGAACACCAGAACACCAGAACACCAGAATGAATTATCTAAAGATAATTCAACTCCCCCTACCCCCTCAAAGCCTGACTTCGATGGACTGCTCGACAGTCTTGAGCGTATTTACCCGACGAACAGGTTCGACGGGAAGACCTCTCAGGCTCGAATGCAGTTGGAAATCGAATGGCCCAAGATCGTGAAAGCCGCCGGCGAGGCTGACCCGTGCGAGTTTCTTGAAGCCAAAACCCGAGCGTATGTCGGGGCCACCGAGGAACGGTTCGTGAAGACGTTCAGCCGGTTCATCGGCGGGGAACTGTACGCACGCAACTGGGAGAAACCCAAACCGGAGACACCGAGTCCACGGCAACAGCCGGTCAAGTCACGCAGCCAGCAGAATCTCGAAGCGAACATGGCGAAGACCTGGCAGTACATGACCGAGGAGGAGCGGGCCCGATACTCGCAGGGAGGTTTCAATGCTCAGCAAGGGTGAGGCGGCGGCGTTGTTGTCGCTGATTAACGCGCATCACGGCAACGCTCAGTGGGATGATGTTCAGCTTGACGCGTTTTATTCGGAACTGCGTTCGGATATCACGGCGGTGGAGGCGCGTGAGGCCGTTCGACGCTTCTACGCGGACAACAGCACGGGTCGCTGGTGTGGTTCCGGCGACATCAACGGCATCGTCCGCAAGCTGCGCAACGGTGCGAAACCGTCCGAAGCGCAGATAGGCCGGGAGTGCGAACGTTTGGGACTGGTGGAAGATCAGGCGTGGTTGTATCGCCGGCAGCGCATGATGGGCCGTTCTTCGGACGAGTCTCGACGGGTGGCGTTGACTGCGCGTGACCCGTTGCGTTTGCCGCCCGCGAAACCCAAGCGCCGGCGTGAGGGTGGTGGTTTCAATCCGGGTTTGGGCGTGACATTGGACGAGGTTCTGGCGACACGCCGTCCGGCTGAACAATAACCGGTTTGATGGCATAATTAAGAGTTGCTGACACGTCCGAGACCTTCAAAAAAACCGAAGGTCAAGGTCACTATTGTCTTTTTCCACTGAAAACACGAGGCTCTGCCGCTACCACGGTTGCTGGCGGGATATCGTCACCGACGCGCCGTCGCCGCTTATCGGACATGGCGTCGAACCGAATCTGAATCTCCTGTGCGACAAGCACGCCAGCCAGTTGACCGGCGACCTGCGATGGTTGGAACGCAGTCTGCCCGACCTGTGCGAGTATCGCATCAACCGCGCCTACGGGCACAAGAACGGTGGCGGCGGTCAATCCGGCACTGCGCCCGCACCGTTACGCGAGGCCCTGCATGATCTGCTGTACGCGGACGATGACCACGGTTATCCGGGGTTGCAAGGCACGTTGTACGAGTGGGTGCGCAGTCTGAAAATCAATCTGCCCGAGTCCACGCCACTGTCGGACATGGTTCACCGTATCGCCGATCATCCGAAACTCGTGGAGCATTCGAGCACCCCTGTGTATGCGGAACTGGTTCACAGTCTGACACGCAAGCTGCGTCGTTTCCTCACGGACGATGACGGGGAAACCGTATTGTACGGGCCATGCCCGGCCGACAAGTGCTTGGGTCAGCTTTCCTGCTATGCGGACGCGGAGACGGCGAAATGCCCGAAATGCGGTTTCAGTATGCCGGTAGCCCTTATCAGGGCGGAACGGGTGAAACGTCTCCTCCAATCGGAGGCGGTGAGAACCCGCGGCGAACTGTTGGACATCATCAAGGCGTGCGGAATGCGCGTGAACCGCAGCACTTTGCGTAGTTGGATACATCGAGGCCAGTTGCCCCAGCAGGGCGAGGATGCGTACAGCAATCCGCTTTACCGGTTCAGTGACTTCTACCGTCTCGCGTCCGGCCTGTCGGAGGACGCGGACGTGTGGGAGATCATGCAGGTTTCGCAAAACCAATCCAAGGAAGGAGACACCAAGTGAGCAACCAGATTCAACCATTCGACTTCAACGGCATTCAGGTGCGTGTCCTAACCGACGAACACGGCAACCCGTGGTTCCTTGGAGCGGACGTATGCGCCATTCTCGGTACGGCCACCAACCATATTCGGGAATACCTCGATGCCGATGAAATCACCAATATCCGTAGTACGGATATTGCCCAGAACGGAGGCAAGGCACCCGTTTTCGTGTCCGAGTCCGGCTTGTACTCCCTCGTGTTACGCAGCCGCAAGCCCGAAGCCCGCGAGTTCAAACGCTGGGTCACGCACGAGGTGCTGCCATCGATTCGCAAACATGGCGCGTACATGACCGAATCGACTTTGGAAAAGGCAGTCACCGAACCCGACTTCCTTATCCGGCTTGCCACACAAATCAAACAGGAGCGGGCGGAAAAAGAGAAGGCCCAAGCACAGGTCGAACGGATGCGTCCCAAAGCATTGTTCGCTGACGCTGTGGAAACCTCGAAGACCAGCATCCTTGTGGGCGACTTGGCGAAAGTCCTGAAAGGCAATGGCGTGGATATTGGCGGCACTCGCTTGTTCGCGTGGCTGAGGGACAACGGATGGCTGATGAAAACCGGCAGCTCTCGCAACATGCCCACGCAGAAATCTATGGAATTGGGCTTGTTCGAGATCAAGGAAACCACCGTGGTTCACTCGGACGGTCACACGACCATCAACAAGACGCCGAAAGTCACGGGCAAAGGTCAGACGTTCTTCGTCAACAAGTTCCTCGGACACAGGGAGATTACTCAATGAGCATCAATCTTGGTACCACGGAAGTGGAATTGAGCTTGTACTCCAAGGCGCTTCAACTAGCCACGTTCACCGTGGAAGTCCCGGTGGCGGGCGAACTGGAACCGGACAGCGTGTTCATAGGCGACGACATGCAGCCACGCGCGCACGTGACAGTGACGCTGCCGCCCGACGGTTCCGTCGAAAAGGCCGTTAAAGCCGGGGTTTATGCGTTCCAGAAGGCGTTCAACGAGTCGATGGAATCAAGGAACGTATGAACTGGCTGAAGCGACTGCTGCACATGGAGGAGCCGGAACCGGTCGAAAAGCCGGAACCTAAGCCACCGGTGTTGGAGCCATGCCCTATCTGCGGACGCACACCCAAGCCGAAGTATGTATACGACGCCATCCTTATCCGCTACTACTGTCAGGAAGACTCCGTGTGGCTGCTCTCGGAGTGGTGCGATCATTCCGCGAGTATCTTCTCGTTTGCCCCGTTTGAGGACAAGGACGTTCCGAAGTGGAATATCGGTTGCAGACTGTTAAGGACAATTGTTGCCGTGCCAGTTCCCGAATGCCCTGTCTGCGGGGAGAAACCCACCGTGCAACCGGATACCGAGTCGGATATTCCCCAGCTTGTCTGCTCATGCAACGAACTGTTGGGCAACGATGGGATAACCAACGTCTATCAGCGCAAACACGAGTGGATACGTCGTTGCGTGGCGTTGAAACGCAAGCAGGACAACGTGAGTGAAATGGAACAACTGATCGGAGAAACACAATGAACGGACATTATTCGGTTATCACGAATTTCGGCTGTCATTGGACATGCCCCTACTGCATCGTAAGGAAAACCGGATTGAACGTGCCGGTGACAGACATGCAGGCCACGCTGCGGACCATCAGCCGTGAAAGCGAACGCCACCCCATGAGGTTCCTGAGCTTCAGCGGCGGCGGAGACCCCCTGTTCCCCATGCGCGAGCCGGAAGCATCGAAACGTGTCGCCTTCTACCGGGAGGCGATACACAGGGCCGGAGACTGTCTTACGGAAACCGAGATGCACACCAGCTACTTCCAATGCGGACGCAACGTGGCTCAAGTCATGCAGCAGGTCAGGTTCAGCCGCGTGGTGTATCACATGCGTCCCACGAGCTTGTCCGATGACGTGGCGTTGGCATTGCCCCGCAAATGGTTCGACGGTCAGAAGGTGCGTGTCGTGTACGTGGTCACCCCCGATTTCACGCCGGAGCGTATCGACCGGATAGCCGATCTCGTGGCCGGCAACAACGTGGTCAATGAACTGTCGTTCAGGCAGAAGGTCAACCCTGACAACACCATCGACCACACGTGCGAGAAGTATCTGAAGGCTGGCCATCAAAAACGCTGGTGGTACATCCAACAGGATGATTACAACACGTATGTCGTGAACGACCGGCTTTACACACGATTCAGCGATATCGGCAAGGAGGACCACAGGTGAGCAAGAAGATTCGCGTCGGCTGGGATGACCTGAAGCCCGGCGATTTGATTCACGTCAAAGGCAGCACGAACACATACAAGTTCGTCAGCTACGGGAGTGAAACCATTTCGGGCGACCCGGAAAAAGTCACACCCAAGAAAGCCAAACAATACGCTTTCGTTGACATCCAAGCCACCGCCGTCCACCCATACGGCAGGTGTTTCTACACGGAATTGAACCTTGTCGTTCTAGACTCTGATTTCGATTACGCGACACGTCCCGCACCAAAGAAGCCACGTATTGAAGAACCGGTTTCGCCCGGCGAATACTGGGCGTGCATCCAGACTGGCGAGGGAGAGACGTGGGCGCAAATCATCAAAGTCTATGCCAACGACCATATTCTGCTATCCAGCGACTATAAGCGCGTATATCATGTCGGAGGGCATTCGGGCTTACGCGGGTGCTCGGGGATGACATGGTGGGAATTACTGGAGGCCAATAAGCAGACTCCGATTCTGGAACTGTTGTCTGCCGAGCAATACTACACGAGAAAAGCCAAGGGCCAGTCATGAGAAAGCTCATTATCTCATGAGAATGCTCATTATCATCGTGGAGGACGCATGAGCCAGCAGATTCATCCCAGTCAGCTCAGAATCGTGAACAACAGGTTGGCGGAACTAGGCAAGATAGTGGTCTACCAGCCTGACATGTTCCGCAGCCGTCCCGAGCTTCAACAGGATATGATCGCCTGCTGCAAGGCGTTTGCCAGCTACATGACCGTGCACATGCTGACCGCCTCGATACATTTGGCCACGATGACGCCCGCATTGGCGGAACAGCTGAACCATGCACGCAAAAAAGCAAAAGGTTTGGAGGAATACCAATGAGACACATATTCATCATCGACGGCGGCAATGCCGCCGAAGAGTTTCCCTTCGGGTCGATGTTGTACGGTTTTTCGTCCACGAATGGCGACCATGTGAACATTCGAGTGTGCAGACGCTGCAAGATGAACCCATGCCGCTGCACGATGGCCGGTGAGAAGCTGCTGCGCACGGTCAAACGTAAGCCAGTCCCCTATTGTTCGGAAACCATGCTGGAAAACCTAAGGAAACAAGATACCCACCAGCTTCACTGACGCATGGAATGGCGGCGCTATCCGCGCCTCGGTCAAGGCCGTGGCGGTTGGTTTGGCCTATGAGAATACCGCCCTAGTGTGCTTCCTTGAGAGGCAGTGGCGTCTTATAACACGCCTATCATAGCTTGAAACCCGTGAAAATCTATTTTTTATTGATCTTCACGGGTTTCAGTGAATGAAAAGCATGTTTTCGTATAATCGGGCCCACGTTTTCCACTTATCCGTCAAAGACCGGCACGTGAATCGTATTCGTATTCGTCATCTTCCATACCAATGAATATCGGCTCCACACCGAACATGGCCTTGAACAGTTCACGTGCGAACACATCCACTTCCTCTTTCGTAGGCTTGTGATCGTATTCCGGCCACGTGTTGAACCCATTCCAATTGCGGTTTATCGGCCATGCGCCTTGACGGGTTTCCAAACGCCATTTTCCGCTGGGCATGTGGACGATGGTGGTTTTGATGGACATGATAGTTCCTCCTGAAAGTATATTCGGGCATGACGAAACATCATGCCTCTTGTACTTGGTTCGCTAATTCCCAGAAGGCCACAAGAGAGTCCCGTGGCCTCCAGTGTATCAGTGTTTTTCGTATTCCTTGCACAGATCGGCGGCGAACTTGGCGAGATTATCCAGGTCAAGCACATAGTTCTCCCCGCTCTCACCTGCTTCGTCATAGTATTTCCATGTCTCATGCAAGGCGGCTCTCATACGTTCAGCGTCCATTGATTACCTCCTGATTCCAGTCCAACATGTCAGCGGCCAACCATTGCCCGCCGCCTGAAGCATTGGCGTACAGCCAAGCCCCGTAAGAGATTCGAGCCGCCTTATCGCGTTTAAGCCATGCCTTCAGCCATATGAGACGCAGCTCCCAGCGTGGTATACGCCGCCACAACTCGGTGTTGGTGGCGGGGTCGAAACGCTCATAACGGTAGATTGCGGTAATCAATTCGCCCACTTTCTCTTGACATGAGAGCCGTCCTCGTAATCGGCGCTGACCATATCGTTGTCCAGTTCGTCAATGTCCAACAGGTCTCCAACGCCGTTTTCGTCAACCCAGTCGCTCAACTGGTTGAACGTCAAGCCTTTCGGCGCGGTGACGTGACGCTTCTCGATCTGCGTCACGCGCTGGTAAATCGTGTAGACTTCGGTTTCTTCATCCATGATGGAAACTCCCTTGTTATTGTCCGGTAAAACGATTAACGGGACAATAGACAGCTCTAAAGTCCCGTCTAAATGCTGATTTATGTGAAAACCGCACCATAGAAAGCCCTATGATGCGGTTCTAAATGATGGTTTCTATAAGAATGGCCTCATAGAACAAGTCAATGAGGCCATGAAAACGATAACGGCTATACGCTCCGCCTGTATGGTGGAATGTCCAACGTGGCTTCCAATCAGTCGTTAACATGTTCCGCGTCCCTCAACGAGAGTCGTCCGAACCATTGCAGCAGTTCGCTCCTGTTGAAGTAGAAGCGTTGCGAACAGCGCACGAGTGACGGCTTCAACAGCCCCTCGGCCTTCCAGTCGAGCAGCGGCACGTCACCGGCCTCATCCCAATCAGTGTTGCCGGTTATCTTCGCCACGATACCCGACACCAGATCACCGTCAACCTCGGTGATAACCACCGGACGCGGCTTCCCGATACCGGGATGGTCGGGAAACTCGACCCACATCAGCCACACGTCATACAGGCGCGGTTCATTTGGCGTACTGGTCATAGACATCATCCTCCGAATCATCCCAATCGGCGGGCAGTATCACATGGCCCTTCTCCGAACGCTCGAACATGTATGCATTGTGAACAGGCGGCACCGGATAACCGTCCGGCGTGTGCCGCGTCGGCTTGAACGGCAACCCGTTGTCCACCAGAGACTGGCGTAGGAACATGTTGACGGCGGTGCTCAGGCTCATGCCCATGGAATCGTAGAGCGCGGCGGCGCGCGCCTTGACGTCATCATCGACATTGGCTACCAGCTTACCCATAACAACCTCCTTAATGGTTAACAGATGGTATCAATCATATACCATATTGGGTTAGGAATGAGATATGAGTTTTCACCAGTAGATTCTGATTTCAGCGTCACTGCCAACCCAATTGTCAGGCAAAGCGGGGAACACTTCGCGCCACTCGGGTGTGAGACCATCCCGAAACTCGTCGTAATCATCCAACGAGAAATAGTCGCATTCATCGTAGCCATCGTCATGGCTGACACCTGATTCCAGCGCGTCCAGCATGTCAACCATATCCGAAGTGGCATTCGGATACAGCCACGTATGCACGGTATCCTCATGCCTCCAGCCTTTCAGCGGCGTCGAATTGCCATAAACGGTGAGCTTGATTGAAGCGCTCATAATAATCTCCTAAAGAAATATTGATTTGGCTTGTAGCAAAAAATGGGTTGCCGCCCAGCGGAAGTGAGGAAAAAGCTGGACGGCAAGAACTTAGAACAGCGGCAAAGCAAACCGCTTGTCGGGCAGATCGGTGGCGTTCAACGCCGCCAAAATCAGATCAGACGTGTGGAGTGGAATGTTTGCGCGTACCGCCGCGATATTATCCGGCGTATACGCATAGCCAGAGGACTCCAGAACCTCACGAATCTTGCTAGTGGGTATCTTGACTTCCATCATTCCCACCCCAGCATGTCGTCGATGCACCAGCCGATAGCGCACTCATACCGGTCATACGTGGTGGAATACTTCTGTGAGAACGCCTCACGCGCCCTCTTGTCGAGCATGTCCAACGACAAACCGGTTTCGGCTATCTGCTGTTCCGCAGTATCGAAGTCCGGCGCGGTGTATGGCTTGTCCAGCTTCAGCATGGCACGACGGCGTAAATCATCGATAAAACCATGCTGGCAGTCGAAGATATCCGCCACGCTATCCGCGTTATCGGCGGCCATCTCGTAAGCCGCCTGCAACAACAGGCGTACGGCTTTCTCCCGAATCTCGCTCATGTCACGCCGCCTTAACCCACTTGTCGCGGACGGTAGCCACGTAATCGGCCACCGCCTTTTCCAACTGCCTGTCACTGCCACGCTCATAACGGGCACGGTAGGCGACAACGCACCTGCCATTGGCCGAAGCAACGTAGGCCACCTTGCGGCCCTTGCTGGTACGGAAGTGACGGATAGGGCCCAAACCTTGCAATTCGGGGCATTCCTTAGCCATCATCAGGTCAGGCATCGTACAATAGGAGACGGCGAAACTGTTCACCTTCGGCGGCACTTCGGGAATCTCCTGTGTATCCGGCGCGGGTTCATCATCCATGAACTCGTCTTCCAATATCGCGTCCTCGGGCATAGGCACCGGCCACTGAACATTGCTCGTGAAGCGTTCCTCCTCACACTTCCAGTTTGCATCGATCGATGGGTGCGCGACAATGCCGCCAACCGTTTTAGCGTCCATTCCGGTAGGTACCGGCACCGGCACTGTCTTCATACGCTCGGAATCGGGTATGAGCATCCAACCATGCTCAAGGTCAACGGAGCTTGACCTCATGCCATTCAAAAAGTCCTCATACTGGACTCCCTTGGCCTGAACATTCCACGCCGTGCCCTGCGAAGTCTGGGAAAGTGACCAGACTCGTCTAACCCGAGCGTTCACATACCGAACATCATATTTCGAGCCATCCTTGCGCAACCGCACCCACATGCCGCTCACGGCATTCACGTTACGCGACGGGTCATTGGTCAGCTTCTTCATTTTGGTTTACCTCACTTGTAAAGATTCGATTTTGATTGATTTTCTGGAATGAGTAGGCGGCTAGAAGACTCTCAGCATTCACCCTCTTCGGTGGCTTCGGTGTAGAAAACGTCGTCCATTTGGTCATTGTTGAAACGCTCATTGATGTAATCGGAAATTGCCTTACCGGTATCGTCTTCGTTAATTAGCTGACTAATGCGGGTATGGCTCACACCGTTACCGTCCAAAATGTAAGCGTCTTGCGCCCAACCATCTTCATGCTCGAAAGCCTTGTTATATTCGGTTTCCGTCACATATCCCCAGTCGCCAAGGCGATAGATGCCCTCATAGGGTTGGAAACCGTCATAGCGCGTCAATGGCGATAGTTTTTCGTCAACACGTTCCACCATGTCGGCAACATCTTTAACGGTAATGGACATTTTGAATCTCCCTTAAACAAGAGGGGCACGGCCACAACGCCATGCCCCACAACGATTTATTAACGATGGACTCGCACCATGTAGCCCCTACCCCACGGGACTAGCTCCACGGGATAACCTTTGGCCTCATAATGCGATTGAGTGGCAACAGCCACGGGAAACGACTTGCAACGGTAATGGTCAATCATGGTCGATCACTCACCCATATACGCAACTGGGTTAAGTTGCATGTCGATACGCCGCCATGCCCTGACCAATTCGGCGGTAGGCGCGTACCGTTCGACAGCCGACCGGCTACCGTCGTACCGTGCGGCCATATCATTATCAAAACCGATAACAGTATCGGCCATGATATGACGCGCCTCTTTCGCCGTAATGGCCTCACAATGCCAATTGCCATCAAACACGTCGTCGGCAACCCAAGCGTCACGCTCAGCCATCGAGTCGAACACGTAGAGGCTACCCGGCCATGACCCATCATCCCATGTCGTGCCGATACCATAAGCCCAGCGGAAAGCGTAGAAGTAGCGTGCCATCATGCCACCTCGCCATCGAAGTGACGTTCGGCGGCTACCGCGTACAGCACGTCATGCATGGTGTCGGTACTGTAGCCATTGATATTGGTGACAACTTGCAAAGTCTGCTCGGACACACCGTAATCATCTTTCAGCGCGTCCCACATTTCCTCAATAGACATTGTTGAATCTCCCTTGAATTGATGAAGCGCGGAGACAGCCGCGCGACTGAATGAATCTAATTGAAAGACTTAGTAGCGTTCACCGATTAGCACGCCGTCACGGTAGATGTACAAGCCGGTACCCCTACCGTTGCCCATACGGGCAGAATCCCAATAGCAGAGTCCAGTTTGACCAGACCCGTCTTCGTTAGCGCAAGGCGGTATGTTGGCAGTATCACTACCGCAAGCGGCTAACGACATCAAGGCGATTAATACGGCAACAGCCGCGACACACTTATTACGCATGGTTTCCTCACTTCCGTGTGAGGCGTGCTAAGATGTAGCACGCCTCGATTGTGTTTTGATTACTTGCAAATGTTTGAAAACGATTAAGGCACGCGCTCTATGGTTGCAGCCATAGAGCGCATTCTTTTACTCGGGCCACCCGTCCGTAAGTTCGTAGGGATGGCACCCAAGAGCGCGGGACAGTCTCAGTGCATTGTCAAGAGTCATATTGCGAACGTCATACTCACCACGCTCGTAACGGCTTATGATTGTCTGCGCTATGCCTGTCTGCTTGGCTAACTGTGTTTGCGTCAGCCCTCGTTTTTTCCGCAGTTCCCTTAATCCCATAGGCTCACCCACTTTCAAACGGTTATGAGTGAGTCCGATTCTAGCACTATATTGTGCTATCTACGGCTAGGGAAACACTCTTGATTTTTCAAACTTGCTTTTGTCTTACTCGATTGAGCTTGATGATTAGTACTATATCGTACTATCTGTGGTTAAACAAATCGGCGTGTCGGAAAACCAGCACGCCGAACGGCTCACACTGACGCGAACTCACGCACCAGCGCATGCCGCATGATGTCATCAGCGGACACGCCACGACGTTTAGCGACGGCATCCAACATGGCCGACATGTCAGCGCTTAACGAAAACGTCCGACTGACAGCATCCGCCTGAGCGACAGGAACGACAGGCCCGGAATACACCGCACCCGGCCTTCCGCCGAACTCGCCGTTATCCGCATCGTCGGCCCACTTGTCCAACATGTCATCAGTGACCACACGGCCACCCTTCGCAACAAAAGACATGACACTTCCTCCTTTACAAAAGTTTCAGTTCCCGCAGCACCTTCGGCGTCGCACGCATGGCATGGAACACATGCCAACGATCCGACTCATCTAGTACCGCCACCATTTCCAGCAAACGCCCGTACTCGTCGTATCCAACCGCCACATAACGCAACGGGTCGGTATCCTCACGCGCCATAAACCGCACGACGTTCGACCATGCCACGCGCACCGAATCAGCGGACACGTCGGGATGTCGAGTCTGGATACGCGGGTCAACGACGATATCGCCAACCGGCACGGCTCACCACCTTTCGATATAACAGGTTCCAGCGTATCCCGTCCACCTTGGGACACGCTATGAGTGCCTAGACTATGGGATAAACCCAGTGAGCTAGGCCGACTGTGTACAAGGCCCACAGTCAGGCGAAGAATTGATTAGGGCACACACCTAGCTTTCGCTAGTGTTTTCTTTCGACTCGCTTGGAGCCTCCAGTAAGCGACGTGGGTTAGATAGGCGGAGCGCGTTAGCCACCTTGATTGCGACGTTGAGAGAGGTATCACCAAAATCTCTAATACCTGTTTCCCACGCGGCAATACGCGGCTGATTAACTCCGTCTACTTTGTCGGCTAACTGTTGCTGAGTCCAGCCACGCTTGACTCGGTACTCCCTAATACAATTGTCAACCATTGCCCACCTCGCTATCTCTAGTCCAGTGGGCCCAATTATACCTATCGCAGACGCGGTTTCTGATGCCATCGCTCCCCATTCTTTCAGGGGTCCGCGCACTACTCGCAAGGCCTTCACCTTGCTTCTCTTATCCTCATTAGCCACATGGCTAAACGTCGGTAGGCGCAACCCATTTACGCAGTCTTGTTTGACACACTCTCACTATGCAGACTGCAACCGGCATTCGGCAACACTATTCAATTATCAATCATCACGTTCACCTGATTACCCTCTGCTCACAATGAGGTTTAGGCAGTGGGAACTAAGTGCGCGACTGGGGACTTGCACCCCAGCTCAGCCACTATGGCCGCGCTGTGTTCTCAGCTAGCCGCGAAGTATCCGCGTACCGCGTGTGCAAAGTTCGCAACTTCCTGAGTCTCACTGAGATATTCGCTTATGCATTCACCGGCAATGGCCTTGACGTTTCGGGGGATGATTGTTAAATCAGTCCCGTTGAGCCTGACCATAAAGGCCGCCGAGACGCCTTGGTGCGTAATCACCTTGCGACCATCTTCTGTCTGGCTTAGTGTCCATTTGCCTACCGTGATTAGCTTCTTCATCTCGTTTACCTCGTTTCTGTTTAGTGTTCGTTTGTTTTGTTGGCTCCATCATAGGTATTCCCAATTGGGAATGTCAAGCCGGATAATCCGGAAAGTTTAAAACCATTGGAAACACTAGCATCCCTCGGCGTGTTGAAACCACGGCAACACGACAAAAAACGACAAACCACAGAGCCAAGGCCACTACTCCCATACCCATATAGTTACACATACAACAGTTGCACCATGCAACAATCACCAAACATGAGCCAACATCACTCAACCTCATGCCGCCGCCGCTCACAGTCCCATAACCACGCATGTATGCGCACGCGCCCATACGCACACGCCTACGCGCGTACACGCGCGGATACGCGCACGCACACGTATGCACACGCCCACACGCACGCATGTACGCACGCATACGCGCACGCCCACACGCGCGTACACGCGCACGCGCACACATGGGGGTGGGAGAGCCCCACCCTGGTAAGACGTGGGGGCCGCACGGACAATGGTTCTGCTCGTGAATGATCTGCTGGGCTGTTTTTTGAATTAGCGTTTCATTGGTGGTGGGAATACTCTTGCAACGCTTGCTGCAACGCTTGTTGTGAGTAAAATCTCGTGTAGATGGATTGTCGGGGATTGGAGCGAAGCTCGGGTTCCTGACAAGGTGAGGCCCCGCAGTCGCGGGGTTTTCTTGTATTTGCGTGAGATATCCCAATTGGTAGAGGACGCCGGCTCAAACCCGGTGCGTTGTGGGTTCGATTCCCTCTCTCACGACTAGGCCACGCCTTTTTTGAAAACCGAACCGTCAAAACAGTTTTACGAGGATTTGTAAGGTCGAGTTCTCTGGGATTCCGTTTTGTATTGGTGTTGTTTTCTTGGACCGGGGGCGTGGCCGGGGATGATTGGCAGAGTAGACGAATGCGGCGGCTTGCTAGGCCGTAAACCGTAAAAGGTTCGCAAGTGCAAATCTTGCATCATCCGCAGGATGGTCAGTAAGGCCGGTCAAGGTCGTGACTGTCGGTTGGGGTTTGACCGCCCGTGAACCGGCGTCGTGCAGAATCTCCGCACGGCATTGTGCTGATTCCCCGCTTCGCGTGGGTTGACGTCGGCTGAGGAGTGCCCCTTCCTCACCGGGGGGCGGGAGTCTGGGATGGCTTCCACGGTGTCGAGCACGTGGAGTGCGCGCGGTCTGTAACACCGCTGCTTTTGGCGATGGGAGTTCGATTCTCCCCGGCACCACAACGCCTGCAAGAAGAGGCGATTTATAGGCGGTGACGGCTTCTTGGGTCATCGTCGGATGTCGGCGGCGGCTTCATGCCATGCCGTGCGGCGATAACTGAACAGCGCTCCCCTAGTGGGAGGCATGGCATTCTAGCTCATTGGAAGAGCGGCGCTCTCGTAAGGCGCAGGTTCGAGTTCGATTCTCGGGATTGCCTCTAGGAGCCGGTGGCTCGTGGACCAACATCCCCTGTATTTGGATTAACCCCGTTGGAATGCTCGCTCGCCACGCTCCCACCGGCTCCGCCCCCTACGTGTAAGGAGTCATCGTGGCTTGGTCATCTTCCAACCGTGATGCACGGTTCAACCCCGGATGGGAGCGGACCCGCAAGCGGATATTAGAGCGGGACCACCATCGATGCCAGTGGATTGTGACCGACTGGCATACGGGGGCGAAGCATATTTGCGGCTATCCTGCCAATGAGGTCGATCATAAGGTTCGCGCGAAGAACGGTGAGCCTGATGATGATTCCCCGTCGAACCTGTGGGCGTTGTGCTCATATCACCATAAGCAGAAAACCGCTCGTGAGAGTGGTGAGGCTCGGGTGGAAAAGCGTAGGAGCCGCGAGGAGGCCGAATGGTATTCGAGGCCGGCTTTTCGATAGAGCGTTGCGCTGTGTTCGGGTGTCTTAACCCGGTGTGCGCCAAAGGGTTGTGCAGGGAGCATTACAACCGGAACTACTATTCCGGCACTCCGTTGAGGAGACTGCGCACCCGCATGTGTCCGGTGTGCTTCAAATGGTTCGACCCTGAGCGTTCCTCTCGCTTGTTCTGTTCGGACAAGTGCCGTTTGAGGTATTTCCGTAAACGTCAACTGCATCCCGAGCTGCCGTCGCGTCCTGAAACCGTGTTGCATGAGCGGACGGTGGAACCGGCTGAACGGCCTCGGATGGTTGTCGAGTCTTTCACCCGTTCGCAGGTGATTGAGAAGTGTGCCGGCCGTTGCCAGAAGTGCGGCGGACTGGTCGATGTAGATAGTGCCGGGCCTGACGGCGCGGCTTTTGAGTGGAAGGTTCCTTTGGAGAAGTCGCATTCAGCGACTTTGGAGAACCGCATTCTCGTTCACGACCGGTGCAGGGGCGAAAAGCCCGTGCGTCGGACAGCCCGGAATGGGCGGAAACGGAGCGTGAATCATGGCAGGAAACGGGCGTAGGGCGTCCAAGATAGCCGCGATGCCTTTGCTGAGCAGTCCCGAGGAGCCGGTTGGGCCGGAACTGCCTGATGTTCGCCCGGATACGGGCGATGAATGGTTGCCGGTCACTCGCCGCTGGTATGAGGATTTGCGTCGTAGCCCGTTGGCTCAGCGTATGGGCGTCGGCCCTGACTGGGATTTCGTGTTGGATACGGCGCTGCTCAAGGATGATTTCAAACGTTCCCGTAAGGGGCGTGCGATTCTGGCGGCTGAGATTCGCCAGCGTGAGGCCATGATCGGCGTCACTCCGAAGGCGCGTAACGATTTGAAGTTCGACGCGCCTCAGGCGAATGATTTGAAGGCGTCCTCGTATTCGGGTTCCTCGAACGTCATCAGCATGGAGGAAGCACGTAGGCAGCGTCGGGCGGTGGGCTGATGCATGACGTTATCCCTAATCTGACCGCCGAGGATAGGGAGCGTTCGCTTGGCTGGCTTGCCTTGTGGTGGATACAGTCGTTCTGCGTCGTGGGTTCGGAGCCCGCGTATGACATGCCCGTGTATGAGAGTCCTGAGTATGCGCGGTTCTACGTGGACTGTTACGCGCTCGACAAGTATGGGCAGCGTCGTTTCAACCATGTGTTCCTGAGTCGCCCCAAGGGTTGTGACAAGTCCGGCAAGGGTGGCCGTCTGGGTTTGTTCGAGGCTTTGGGCCCATGCCGTTTCGCCGGTTGGGCGAAGGGCGGGGAAACCTACACGTTCCTCGGCCAGACTTACGAGTATCTGCCGGGCGAGCCTATGGGCCGTCCCGTGCAGGGCCCGAACGTGGTGTGCATCGCCACCGCCGAAGAACAGACGGATAACGTTTATCAGGTAATGAAGTACAACTGCGAGAACGGGCCTTTGAGCCAGTTGCGCGGTTATGGTCTTGATGTCGGTGAAACCCGTATCCTGCTGCCGGAGGGTGGTTCGATCAAGCCCGGTGCCACCGGTTCTTCCACGCATGACGGCGGCAAGCAGACGTTCATCATCGCCGACGAATCCCACTTGTACAACGTTCCCCGGTTGAAGGCCACGTATCATACGCTGAAACGTAATCTCTCGAAGCGTATGGGCGACGCCGAACCGTGGGTGTTGGAAACCACGACCATGTACCGTCCCGGCGAGAACAGTATCGCCGAGGAGACCTACAAGCACGCTCAGGATATTCGAGAGGGTCGCATCAAGGACCCGAAGCTGCTGTTCGACCACAGGTATTCGCCTTTGAACATCGAGGACCTGGGTGATGCGGGCAAACTGAAGCATGGCCTGTATGAGGCGTATGGTTCCGCCGCGAAGTCAAGGGACGGCAAGGACCATATCATTCTCGCTGACGGCAGCATCGTGCCGGTCAACGACGAGGGTGTGAGCGATGACGGGTATTCGCTTCGCTCCCCCGGCGTGGAGCCGGGCCCGTCGAAGGACGGCTGGGTTGATATTCGCGGCCCTATCGCGGATATCCTCGACCCGGCTTCCGATGTGGGCGATTCGATTCGCTACTACCTGAACAGTCTCACGAGCGTTTCCGACGCTTGGCTGTCCGAATCCCTGTTGAAAAGCCATCTCGCGGGCATCGCATTGTATGCGGGCGTTCCCGAGGGCACCGACTTGGACGAGGCAGCGCCTTGGAAGGACATTATTTCGGACGAGGACGAGATAACGCTTGGCTTCGACGGTTCGCTTTCCGATGATGCGACCGCCTTGGTCGGCTGCCGTGTCAGGGACGGCCTGTTGTTCCTTATCAAACTGGAACAGAAGCCCGAAGGCCCCGAGGCCGCTGACTGGCAGGTCGATGTGGAGGCGTTCGACCGCAAGGTTCGCTGGATGCTGGACAACTACAACGTTGTCGGCTTCTTCGCGGATGTCCACGGCTGGCGTGACCTCATTATCGGCTGGGAAACCGACTACTCGTATCTCGACCTTGTGGGCCAGCGCAACAACGGCGACCCGATCATGTTCCACACGAACAATTGGGGGTCGGACATGAAGCAGGCGTATGTGGACATGCATACCGCGTTCTGCCGTGAATGGACGGCGTGCGATGACGAGGACAATCCCGTCATCGGTGATGTCGCACTGTTGGCCGACCCGAGGCTTCTCGCGCATTTCAGAAACGCGCGAAGGAAGAACCTGCGCAGGACGAACGCCGATGGCTCCACTCAGTACCTCGTGTACAAGGAGACGCCGAACAGTCCGTTGAAGATAGACGCCTGCATCGCAGGCGTCCTCGCATATACGGCGCGTACCCGTTATCTGGAACAGGCCAGTTCCCGTGCGCCGAGGGTGCGCACCCACGTTACCCGAGTGACTTATTAGAAGGACGGTGAGATATGGCCGTGCAGTTGGAGTCGTTGGTTCCCGATGATGTCGAACCGGGAGGCGACGGCGTGGTGCTTACCCGGTTGGCGAACCGGCTGGTGAACCGTATCCCCATGCTGTGCCGGTTGAAAACGTTCTACGACGGCAAGGAGACCGTACCCACGAAGGCGGTCCCCCGCAACATGGATGTGACCAGTTCGGACATCTACCGCAGGTTCGTGGACATCTGCCCGATGAACTTGGCGAGCACGATAGCGAACGCGGTCATCACCTCGGAGAAGCCCACCGGCTTCCGTCTGGTGTCGGACAAGGCGATACGTTCCACCGCCGCAGACGACATGTGGCAGAAGTCGGGCATGAACCTGAAATCGTTGAACATGCTGCGTGACGCATCGATTTACGGTGCCGCCTATGCGCAGGCGTGGTCGACGCCTAACCCGGCCTACATTTCGAGGCTCAGCCCTTGGGATACCGTCGTTTCCGACGATAAGAGCGCGGCCATCGTCTACTCGTATGACGCGGATGAAGGCACCGAGAACATCGCCTTGTACCGTCTGGTCCGTGACGATAAGGGCAATGTGACCGACGTGTATGGTCGTGTCGCCAGACGTGAGGTGGAGTCGCGGACGCTGCCGACCGACAGTCCCGACTATGAGGATGCCGTGTATGAGCTGGCGAACGATGATTCCAAGAAGAAACCGTCGTTGCCCGCCTTGTTCGAATGGGTGGGCGCGGCCAGTTCCGATGGTCTTGATTTCGCCCGTGACTGCGGTTGCCTGCCCATCGTCCAGTTGAAGACCGCGACCGGTCGAGGCCAGTTCGAGCCTCATCTTCCGACGTTGAGCGCCATCGACCAGCAGCGTTTCCAACGTTTCTGCATTCAGGAGATGCAGGCGTTCAAACAGCGTTGGGTGTCCGGCGACCTTCCCGAGTATTACACGAAGCAGGACCCGGCCGTGAAGGCCAACCGTGCGCGTGCCGGCGAAAAGATCGACTACTCGTCCTTGTTCGAGCTTGGCCCCGCCGCCTTGTGGCTGATGCCGAAGGACGCGAAGATGGGCGAAAGCTCCGTGACGGACGTCACGCCGATTGTCTCCGCCGCGAACACGGACATCAAACAGTTGGCCGGCGCGTCCGGCACCCCGTTGTCGATTCTCAGCCCTGACGTTTCCGGCAGCGCGGAGGGAGCGAAGCTCACCACCCGCATGTTGAGGCTCAAGGTGCAGGACATGAACGAGCGTGCCAATGATGCGTTCGTGCTGCTGCTTCGCATGGCGTTGGTCGCAAGCGGCCAGCAGTCCGCCGCCGATGAACGTTTCGAGACGATGTGGCAGCCGGTCGAGACTCCCACCGATTTGGAGCAGGCGCAAGCCGCCAACTATGTGAAGGGACTGCTGCCGGTCAAAACCATCATGCGACGGTTCCTGAACATGAGCGAGATGGATATAGCCGAAGCCATGCAGGACTTGCAGGACACGGCTTTCGCCACCGCCCTGAGTCAGGAGAACACTCTGGTCGAAGGCAAGACCTCACAGCAGTCGGCTCCCACCTTGCAGGACACGTTGGATTCGACATCGACCATCCCTGACCTGAACGACGTTCTGGGCGACGAGACGTTGGACTCCACCAATGAGGTGACGTGATGGCCGACATGACACAGGCGCTGACCGTCATGGAACGGCAGCGTCAGGCGCTGGTCGACGCCTACGTGCAGCGTGCGTGGAACATGTGGAAGTCGCTCGACCCCGCCGACTGGTGGAACGACGCGATAACACAGGGCGTGTCCGCGTGGATAACACAGAATCAGATCGCGTTCATCAAAGCCATGCGGCATCTGGGCGTCTCCTATGCGGACGTGATGCTCGGCATGGTGAACATGCCTTCGGATGGTCAGATTCCCGAATACATCGTCACAAGGGACAACACCGACCCTTGGGCGGTGAGCGTGCGTCCTGCCGACGCCTATCGGAGCATGGCCGTAAGGGACCCGTCGATACGCCCGCTGGCATGGGACAATCTGGACGATTACGTGCAGAAGGCCGTCGATGATTGGCTTGACGCCGCCGTGAAACGGTTGACGGACAATGCGAACACCGATGGTCAGATAGCCATGAACAGTGCGGCCACGCAACGATTCCACGGTTCCGGCGTCAGAAAATACCGTAGGGTCATACACCCCGAGCTTTCCAAGACCGGCACGTGCGGCCTGTGCGCCGTCGCGGCCACGAACGTGTTTTCCACGGCCGACCTTCTGCCCATGCACAACAACTGCAAATGCACCGTCGCCCCGATCACCGCGAACAATGACCCCGGTCTGAAACTCAACCGGGAGGATTTGGACGCCATCTACAGGAAGGCTGGCAGCACGTCAGCCGCCGACCTGAAAAGCGTGCGCGTCATCATGGAATCGCATAGCGAGATCGGGCCGATTCTCACGCAGTCCCAGTGGCGGCGTGAATACGATGACGGCACTCCCGCGCCGGAATGGCATATCCCCGACCTGAAGATGACGCGCACCGCGTTGCAGCGCATGTACGCGAGGGCTATGGAGTTCCAACAGCATTATCAGAAAGTGCTGGATACGGGCGAGGAAGACGATTTTCCATTCGAGGGTCGAAAGTACAGCTTCCGGCCTTCGGTGCATTTAAGACAAGCCATGTCCTATCAGAGGGCATGGCTCCAATACCTGCGGTCGACCCTCGGTTTGGCCGCGTGAATGAAAGGGGCGGGCGGATGCCTACCAAGGAAGAACAGAACACTGCCGAAACCGAAACGGTTCAGCAGTCTCAGCCTGAAACGGGCGCGGCAGAAACGACCGCCGACATTCAGGAAAACAATGAAAACGTCAAGCCGGAGGAAAACCCCGGTGACAACGATCTCGCCAAGTGGAAGGCGATGAGCCGTAAGAACGAGAAGCAGGCCGAAGCGAACCTCAAGCAGGTGCAGCAGGTTCAGGCCGAGCTTGCCCAGGTGCGTGCCGACAACGCGCGTCTGATTGCGAAGAGCACGTATCCGCAGGTCACTGACAAGGTGTTTGAAGCCCTGTACAAGGGTGATGGCACGCCGGAGGATATCGCGGACTTCGCCAAGTCCTATGCGGAGCTCAACCCCATCCAACCCGGTTCGCCGTTGGGTGTTCAGCCGAACGGCCGCGTTCAGGTGCCGGAAGCCGAGACTCTTCGCAGCGTGGGCCGAAAGGCCGAGAACCCCGAGGGCGAGTTCAATCCGAAACCAAAGCGCGGCGACGCCTACAAGCGTGCGATGGACCGTCAGAACGCCCGCCGCCGCAACCATAACAAGCAAACCAAATGAAAGGAGCCATACTCATGGCGCTTCCTATTGAAATGGTGCATGGCACCGGCCTGACCACCGTTGAGGAAAACAATGAGTGGCGTTTCGGCGAGCAGACGGGCGGCGTGGTCTCCGTGACCATCGTCCCCGAACTGTTCAACGTCGATGACGAGACTCTGCGCAACAAGTACCTGACCGGGGTCAGCCCGACAGCCACGACCATCTACATCCGTTCCGGTATTCCGCTCGCCAAGATCACGAGCGGCACCAACAAGGGCGCTTACGGCCCGTATGACCCGAAGGCTACCGATGGCCGTCAGACCGCCATCGCCGGCCTGTTGGAGTCCGCCGTCGCCGTGAACGTCACCTATTCCGGCTGGCAGGTCGATGACACCTATGTGGGCCTTCGCTACCGTGGCGACATTATCAAGAGCAAGCTGCCGGTCGTTCCCGCCGACGAGGCCAAGTGGGGCGGCTGCTTCTACGATGTCGAGGATGATGCTGTCACCGCATTGTCCGGTTCGGCTGGCGCTGCCGGTTCCGCTGGTGTGGGCGTGAAGTCCATCACCTTGACCAAGAACACCTCTGGTGCCATCACCGGTGGCACTTGGGTCGGTACCGACAACAAGTCGAACACCATCACCATCGCCTGACACCCCGTCTAAACCGATTCTTTGAAACCCGCCCCTCGTGGCGGGTTTTCTCATATCTGAAAGGAAATATCCAATGGCATTGGACAAGGAAATCTTCCCGCCGAGCGAAGCCACCGAGGTTGCGCAGGCGGGCTTCGATTACGTGAACGGCATTCTCCCGTTCTCCACCATGTTCCCCATCCAGTCCAATGACGGCGAATGGACCGTCTCTTGGACGCCGAATCTGCCGACGCTCTCCACGAACGCCATGCAGCGTCGTGCGCTGGACGCCGAGATCGGCCACACTTCGATGGTCGAACAGTCCGCCGAACAGCATACGGGCCTTCTGCCCCTGTCCGGCATGGACCACATCACCGAACGTGATATGGCCAAGCACGCGAACGACAAGCAGTTCATCCACGACAAGGCCGAAGCCAAGACCACGCATCTGGGCCAGACCGCCGGCGTGACCCTTGAACTTGAGTCCATCTCCGCGATGATGGATGGCAAGATCACCATCAACGAGAACGGCGCGAACGTTGTCTACTCGTTCGGCCGTCCGGCCAAGCAGCATAATCAGACTCCGACCACTCTCTGGTCCCAGGCTACTTCCGACCCGATTGCCGACGTTCAGGGTTGGATTGAGGTCATGCGCAAGAACAAGGGCCGTACACCGCACGCCGCGTTCACCACGTCGAAGGTCATCGACGCATTGCGCGTCAACGAACAGTTCCGTCAGGAAGTGTCCGGCATGGACTTGGCTCATTCCAAGTCACGACTGTCCCGCGACGAGGTGCTGGGCGTTCTCGCCAGCCAGCTTCAGCTGAACGACGTGCGTATGCTCGACCTCGAATACGAGAACCTTGAACTGGACGGCGGCTTCAAGATGGACGTGGACACCACCACGCTCATCCCCGATGCCACGTTCGTCATGCTTCCCTCGTTCAACGACCCGACCCTTGGCTTCACCGCTTCCGGCCCGACCGCCGAAGCCCAAAACTCCGAGTATGAGATCAGCAAGAGCGTCAACGACGGTCTTGTCGCCGCCATGCTCTCCCATCAGGCTCCGGCCAACTACGATATCTGGGTCAACGGCTCCGCGCTGCCCGTATTGCAGGATGCCGTCAGCACGTTCAAGGCCAACGTCCTGTAGGAGCCGTCATGGCAAGCGTTGACGGCATCGACTGGATGAAACACATGCAGGTCAGTCTGCTTGACCAGCCCGGGCTAGCCGACGCCTATCCGAACGAATGGGTGAAATCACGTTGCCGTATCGCCGCCGAAATAGCGTTGACCGAATCCGGCAACGCGGAACCCCGCCTCAATTCGGGCGACCTGAGCGAGGACACGTTCGCCTACGTGGTCTGCTCGATGGTGATTCGCGTCATGCGATGGCACCGGCTCAAATCCGAGTCGAACGGCAACTATTCGTATGAGGAGCATGACCCCCAGCCTAATCCGCCCGCCTATGATGCCAGTCCCAACCTGTATGTGAGCAAACGCGAAAAGCAGTTGCTTGACGGTTACGCGGAGGGACACGGCCCCGTAGGCACCATTGGTGTCGGGTTGAGCCGAATCTACGGATTGTGAGGCCCTATGGCCGATGAAACATTGGACTTGGGACACCTTTACGACGGTGTTGATTTGGATGAACTCGGCGGCGGGCACCTGTACGACGATACCGAGTTGGAGCCTCGTATCACGGATGACCTTCTGCACCGCGACATGATCGTGGTGCAGCCGATGAAACCGGTCGAAACCGTCTACGGTTCCGGCACCGTGCCGGATGGGGACGCCTCCTACTGTTACTGCTCGTTCGAGCCTCGAATCAATAAGAACAGCACGTTTTCCAAGAACTGGGCGCAGGACACCACGCCGCAAACGACCGGTGGCCTGCGCGAGGATGCGTTGGCGATCGTTCTCGCGCCGGAATGGCATGGGGACATCAACACGCAGTTCTGGCTCGATAACGCCTGTTACGAGGTTGACGGCCCGCCTATGGAGATGCGTCACGCCTCGGATGCCGCCCACCACTGGAACATCACCGCGAGATGCATCGGCCATGCGACCGAGGACAACGGGTTGAAACCGCCTGTCCCGCCCGAGAGGAGCCGCACATGGGGTACGTGAAGCTGAAGCCCGCAAGGGTGCTGAACCGTGACATGGCGATACTGTTCGGAGCCGAAGCCACCCGTCCCGTGGCGGAGAAGGTCGAGGCGAAGGCGAAGGGACTGGCCGACGTGAAGGCGAAGCACTCGTCCGTCGCCGACCGCATCGACATCAGCACTCACGCGCATGGCACGCATACCGCCGTGATCATGAGCGTCAAGGGCCGTGACGGTTCCGAGATCGCCTCCCACTTGGAGTTCGGCTACTTCAATCGGTGGCTGGAACACAAGTACGGCATCAAAAGTCCGAGTGCCTGGATGCCGGGATTGTTCATCATGTCGAGGGCGAAATATGTCTGACCCCACGATATTCGACCTTTCCGTAAGGGAACAGTTGGATGCGGTCGGCCTGACACGCGCCTACCTGGACGCCGTCGAATGGAAGGACCGTGATTTCAGGCCGGTCATCCAACCGGAGGTCACGCCCGCCACGGATTCGCTCCTGTTGTCCCATGACGTGATTCTCTACCATTGCGGTGCTCCTGAGCAGCCCGACTGGAATCTGAAGGCTTGGATATGGCAGTACACGCTGTCTTTGACGGTGTTGGGCCGTGACCCGGAACGGGTGGCCCGCATCTGCGGATGGCTGCACCGTTGCATATCCGCATGGCCCTACCGGCCCGGCACCGACTATGGGAAGATCGGGCGGATAGTGGACAATCCCGGTTTCGAGTCCCGGTCTTCCGGCGACATGACCAGTTCCAAAAGCATCGTCGCGTGGACTTCCACGAAACGCATACAGGCCGCGTCCCCACGCGGCTGACCTTATCTGAAAAACCATCAATCACACAATCAGACCCCGCACGCCTGCACGGCTGCGGGGTTTTCCATATTTGAAAGGAAAACGATATGGCTGACGAAATCGGCATCCACGACGACGGCGTGTTGACCGCCGTCCGAGGAACGATCTTCATGGCGAAGGCCGAGACCATCATTACCTCCGCACTGCTCAAGCAGTTCACCGTCGAGGCGGCGACCGTGGGCGTGGGCGACGACATGTGGACGAACCTCGGCCACATGTCGAACGACAACCTGCCCGAGTTCGCGTTGGACGGCGGCGACGCCACCACGTTGAGCACTTGGCTCAAGGCGGCGTTCCGCACCCAGTACGCCCAGACCACCGGCACTGTGACGTTCAATTCGGTGCAGGGCGACAAGGGCACGTTCAAGACCTTCTACAACGCGGTCGATATGACCGGCGCCGGCGTGGCCTTCTCCTTGGAGAAGACCCCCATCAACAAGTCCCTGTTCATCCTGTGGTCCGACACGAACACGACCGGCCGTGCCGGCCTGCTGCTGCCGAACTCGGACATCGCGTTCTCCAGTCTGCCTGCTCTTTCCACGGATTCGTTCGTGGAGTTCTCCGCTCAGGCGAACATCAAGACATCCAGCGTGCTTCCGCATGACAAGAACGGCAAGTTCACGTCCGTCGCCTACTTCGCGCCGTCCGACTTCACGGTCTGACCCGTCTCTTCCTTGCCGCGTCTCCTATCCGCGCGGCAAGGAACCCCCTCTTTCCACGGATAGGGCTTTTCAGAATCATTCTTTTCCACGGATAGGAGCCGATGATGGCAGAGAACACTAAGAACACGACCGACAACGCGAAGATGCCGGAGACATGGGATGAGCTCAAGGAGCAGCCGCTGTTCGCGGGACTGCCCGACATGGCGAAGCCGCAGGAGCTGAACGTGGCCCAGTCCGCCGAGTTCTCGGTGACATGGCAGCGCATCTCCGAACGCAACGGGAAACTGGGCGACATGGGCTTATTCGGCGACGATGAGGCCGACAAGCCGAAGAAGAAGCCGAAGTACGACGAGTCCGAAGCCGTCATCCTCATGGCCGAGATCGTGCAGTACGCGGACATGTTCTACCGCGAAATCGCGGCCGACGAGAAGCAGTGGGACGAGTTCACCCGTGGCCGCACCTTGGAGAACCTGTACGTGCTGCTGGTGTCCCTGACCACGTTCTATTCGGTGGCACTGGGAAAATCAAGCGCCTCCAAGACGCGCTTGGAGAATGCAGAGTAGCGGTCTCGGCCGACTTCCAACGCTTCTACAACATCAACCTCCCCGCCAGTATGGGCCGCATGGAGCCGTCATGGCTGTGCGACCTGCTGGACGGTTTGGAGGGCGTTGACGGGAGCCTGTACCGCGCGTGGATGGCCGAACACCATCCGCTCCCACGGGAAGACGCGAAAAGCATGCCGCGTCTTTCCTACCTCACCTACGGGCAGTCGCAGATGCTGATGCTCAGCATGACGAACCAGCTTGAGATGATTCGCGTGATGATCGCCCGCATGATGGGCGACAAGAAGTCGAAGCCGCAGCCCGTCTATCCGCCCGGCACCGTGGTCAAGCCCGATTCGGTCGGGCCGAAATCGTTCTCCACGGCGGGCAAGTCGTTCGCCCAGATCACGGGCATGTTGGGTGCCGTGTTCGGCGGCAACAGTTTCTAGCAGAAAACCCCTCGCATTCCACGAGGGGTTTTCGTTTATCCTCCCGGAGGTTTTCTCATGGCCTTGTATTCCGCTGGCGCGGTCGGCGTCGATATTCGCCCGGACACCGATAATTTCTGGAAGATTCTCAACGCGGAACTGCATTCTCGTCACCCTGAGGTCACCGTTGATGTGAACACGAAGGGCGTCGCACGCGCCAAGGAGCAGATGCGCGACCTTGACGGCAAGACCCTCACCAACGTGGTGAAGATCGACGGCGACCCGTCCGGCTTGCGTGCCATCGACAAGGCCATGCAGGCCCAGCGGAAGCAGTGGGAGAAGAAGCCGGTCACCAGCAGGTTCGACTTGGACGATACGTCGTTCAATGAGAAGATTCACCGGCTTTCCAACCAGATCAAGCGGACCGCCGGCCAGACGGAGGCGTTCGTCAAGAAGTCGCAGAAATCCGTGGCCGACAGTCTTCAGGACAGTCTCTCCCGCATGCGTTCGGCACGCGCCCTCTACGACAAGGAGGCCACGGCCGCATCCCGCAGGCAGACCATGCTCATCAAGGACGAGCACGCCGCCTACGACATGTACGCGGAGGCCATCGAGAACGGGCGCAAACGTCAGGAGCAGTTGACCCGCAGCCAAGCCGATGTCAGTAAGACCCTTGACTGGTCCATCAAGAAGATGAAGGAGCTGCGCGAGGCCGGGAACAGCGACACCGCGAACTGGTACAAGAACAGTCGCATCCCCGAGCTGCGCGAACAGCTCAAGGGCCTGAAAGCCGACCTGAAGGCGGTAGACAAGGAGATAGCGGAGAACAAGAAGGCGCAGGACAAGCTCTTCTCCGCCGATTTCGACAACAAGGTAGCGGCACAGCAGCGTCTTATCGACTCCAACACCAAGAAGTGGGAGAAGGCGACCGACGCCATCTCCAAGTATTCGGACGCCGAGCTCATGCGCAAGGCGCGGCTCAAAGACTTCAACCGTGAGAACGACCGGCTGTTCTCCGGTCTGAACAAGATTCTCGACCTTGAGGAGAAGTCCGAGAAGCTGAACCGCAGGCAGCTCCAGCAGCTGTCGAAGCTCACGGCCGGCCAGAAGGCGTTGGCCGAGGTGTTCGAAGACACGGGAACCAGCGTCAAACGCCTCAACGCGGTACAGAACGATTCGCGCCGCACGATGGACAAGCAGCGCAAGACCGCCCGCGAACTGACCAGCCTGTTCGACGAGCAGGAGACCCAGATCAACGCGCTTTCCGCCGCGTTCCAGAAGTTCAAGCCCATGGGCATCGACAAGAACCTCGGCAAGGAGCTCAACAATACCTTCGACCAGCTGAAGAAGCTGCGCGACTTCGCATCCCGCAAGCCGATCACCGCCAAAGCCACATTGGATAAGACCCAATGGGACAAAAAATACGCGGAACTGATGTATGACGCGGAGAAGCTGCGCGCCAAACTCGACCGGGAGCATGAGGTCAACGTCCGCGTCAAGGTGTGGGAGGACAACGCCGACAAGCTCGAAGCCCGGTTGGAGAAGCTGCGTCATACGCGCCTCGACATTCCCGTGGACTGGCAGGTCGATCAGGAACGAATCATCGCGTCGATGCGTGAGACCGCCGCCAAGATCAAAGCCAATCCCGAACGTCGTTGGGAGCTTGAAGCCGACCTCGACCTGCAAATGCATCGCGCCGAGGAGAAGCTGAAGAAATTCGAGGACAAGAACGACGAGCTGAAGATGGATTTGGACTTGGAGACCGCGGTGGCCCGAGCCCATCTCGCCTACTTCACCCGCCCCCGCACCATCGACATCTTCGCTAATTTCAAGGGCACAGACCTTGGCAAGATTTTCTCCGGCATGACCAGTGGTGCGACCGGTTTGAAGGGCGTGCAGAACCAGTTCGACAGTCTTGTGAATCTGTTCGACAAGCTCGACAAGGTGGTTCCCAAGTGGTCGATTCTCGGTGCCGGCGTCACCGCGTTGGGTGCCGGACTCCTGAACCTGGGGCGCACTGCGGGCGGTGTCGGCGTCAGCCTCGTGTCCATGAGCAAGGCCGCGTTGGCCGCTCCCGCCGCGTTGGCTGGTCTGGCGTCCGCAGGCTACGTGGGCTACCGGGTGTTCGGTGATTTGAAGGAAAAGTTCGATGTTACCAAGACCTCGCTGGCGAACCTGAACAAGGAGTTGGGCGACAACGCTTGGAACGAGTACGGGGATAACCTGTACCGTCTCGCCAACGACGTGGCCCCCTCACTGTCCAAGGGTTTGAACGGTATCGCCGTCGAGGAAGGCAAGGTGCTTAACGGGCTTATCGACGTGGTGCGCCAGTCCAACGAGGCCGACCAACTACCGCGTATCTTCGAGAACACTCGTCTCGCGGTGTCCGAACTGAACCCGGGCTTGCAGTCACTGGCCCGCGCGTTCCTCGGCTTGGGCGACCAGTCCAGCCAGTATCTGCCCCGCATGGCCTCCTACATTTCCGACGTGGCCGAGAAGTGGGCGAACTGGGTGGATACCGCCGAACGTACCGGTCAAGTCTCTAAGGCGATGGAAAAGGCCATCGAACAGGGCGGCTATCTGAAATCGTCCGTGTTCGACCTGATAGGCGTGTTTGAGGGCACGTTGGGTACTCTGGCGAAGACCGAGAACGGTATCCAAGGTTTTTCCGAGGCTTTGGAGAAAGCCAACAAGGCCGTTCACACCATCAAGTTCCAAGAGACTTTGGAGGCTTGGAGCGCTGGTGCGCAGGACGCGCAGGACAAGATGCGCAACGCTTTCAAGGATATTGGCGACGCCGCGTACTCGTTGAAGGACACCACTCGCGCGGTGTTCGGTGACGCGGGCCAGATCGTAGGCGAGGGCATCACTGGGTTGAGTCGCGTGTTGCAGCAGTCCGGTGGTGGAATCCGCGATTTCAGTTCCGGTGTCCGCGACGGGTTCAGCCAGGTGTTTGACGCGGTGGGTGACGCGGGCCCCATGTTCTCCGATTTGGCGAGCATGGTGGGCCAGTTGTCGCGCACGTTCGGCGGCACGTTCGCGTCCGCTTTGCGTACCGTGAGCCCGCTTATCAGCACCATCGCCAAGGGTGCCACCGGCGTGGCCCAAGCGTTCGACTCGTTGCCGGGGCCGGTGAAAAGCATCATCACATTGTGGGCCACGTTCGGTCGTGCGGGCAAGACGGCGTTCGAGTCGTTGAAGACCGGCATGTTGCAGAACATCCAGTCCACGATGCGATACCAGAAGATGCTCAGCGAACTGGGTTTGAGCGCCGAACAGGCGTCCGTGAAAATGGGCACCCTGATTAAGGCGATGAACCAGTTGCGTTCCGGCAATTATGCGGGTATTCTGTCCGGTGCCATCAGCGAGGTCAATTCCCTCGGCATGGCGGCGGAAGCTAACTCGAAGAAGCTGCTCCTTCCGGGGAACGCTGCCAAGGAGACTTCCAAGGACATGGGCGGCTTGGTCGGTGCGAACGGTCAGGCCATCGCCTCCATCCGTTCGGCCGGGGAGCAGGCCGAACAGCAGTCCGGCAGGTTCGGTTCGTTGAAGACCGGCGTGAAGAACCTGTGGGATGCGTTCGGCGGCTGGACGACGGTTGCCGGTCTGGGAATCAGCGCGGGCATCGCCGTCATCGGCAATGCGATATCCGACTACACGACGAAGGCGGAAGCATCCAAGCAGGCGATGGACAAGGTCATCGACGGCATGAAGGGCATCAAGTCCAACGCCAAGGAGGCGGCGGACGCGTTCAACGATTTCAAGTCGGAGACCACGAAACAGTGGGATGACCCGTCGCTCCTGTTCGGCAAGGACGGTGGCGGCGCGGTCACTGAATGGCTCGTCAAGGTCAGCGGCGGCTACACGTCCGCAGCCGACGCGGCCAAACGTCTGGGCATCAATACCAGTACGCTGACCGATGCGGTCAGCGGCAACGAGGCCGGCTACAAGAAGCTCGTCAAACAGTTGGAGGCGCAAAGCAAGGAGACATACAAGGCCAGCGACCAGTACGGCATGATGGTCGAGAAGCAGACCGATGCCGCCATCGCCGCCGACACGCTGTTGCAGGCGTTGAAGAAGCAGCACAAGGAAGGCTTGGAGAAATCCGTCAAGGAGCAGATGAAATATCTGCGTTCCCTCGAACAGATCTCCGATTCCTCCTCCGCGCTGTCCGACAAGCTCAGCTCGCTCGCCACGACGGTCAAGGCGAACGGTCAGGCGTTCAAGGAAAACGGCGAACTGGCTGACGCCAACAACGCCGCCTATGTGCGCACCGACAAGGCGATGAAGGATGTGGCCGCTACCGCGTTGCTGTCCGCCCATCAGCTTCTCTCCTATGGTGAGAAGAACGGTCAGGTGGAGGAGTACACGCAGAAGGCCGCAAACTCCATTTATGAGGCGCGTGAGGCCATCGTGCAGCAGGCTCAGGCCGCTGGCATGAGTGAGGAAGCTGCTGAAAGGTACGCTGATTCGCTTGGTCTGATTCCCTCTGATGTGGGTACCACGATCACCGCTCATTCGGAAATCGCCCAAGATGCGGTGGATAAGCTCGTGCAGGGCATATCCGGTCTGACCGATGGTGAGAAAGAGATCGTTATCCGGCTACGTGAAGCTGGAGTGGTCACCACGTTGGACGGTGTTCTCAGTCTTGTTGAGCAGCTGATGAAAGGCGACTTGTCCGAGAGGGACCTCACATTGCTGTTGAACGCGAAGGGCAATGCTCGCTGGGAGACAGGCGAGGTCAAGGAGAATCTTCTTGCTCTCGGCATGTCCAAGAAAGCCTACAAGTGGCTGTTCTCAGGTGAGGGCAACGCTGAGGAGCGCATGCAGAAGGTCAGGGACGAGCTCGGCTATCTGAACCTGACCGACGAGCAGATACAGTGGATTCTCGACTGTATCGACCACGCTTCCGGCAAGATAAAGGACGTGGAGAAGAATAAGGTTCCCGCCGCCAAGGGCGTCAGCTTCAACATCGACGCCGACGATGATGACGCTCAGGTCAAGCTCGCGGGATATAAGACTCTCGACGGCCAGCCTATCGCACGCGCGAAAGCGTATGTGGATGGCGACAATACGGACGCCGACGAGAAGTTCCAAGAGGTCAGGTTCTATGACGGGTTGACCATCGCCCGCCCGTGGGGTCGTGTTCTTGGAGAGAATGAGCAGGCTCGTCAAGCGTTCAAGGACACGGCAGCGTATGACGGTGTGACCATTTCACGGCCTTGGGGTCGCGTTCAAGGTGAGAACGAGGGTGCACGCAAGGCGTTCCGTGACACCGCATGGTACAACAACATGACTCTCGCCACAGCATGGGGTCGTGTGCAGGGCGACGATGATCCGGTGAAAACAACGTTCCAGTATTGGCGTCGGCAGTCCGGCACTGTTCTTGCCACCAATTATGTGGATATTGTCACTCGTCACAGCAGTGATGGCAAGGTCTCCGCCGCTACCGGTGGTCGTATCTATGGTCCCGGTACTTCCACTTCTGATTCGATTCCGGCGATGCTGTCCAATGGTGAGATGGTGCTTCGTGCCGCAGCCGTCAAGAAGATTGACGCCTTGTATGGCAGGAGTTTCCTGAACACGTTGAACGCGGTCGGCAGTGTGGAGAAAGCCATGCAACCGTCCGCGTTCGCGTTGAACGCTCGCAGGAAGTCTCAGGCGTATGCGACCGGTGGCCGCGTATCCACGGCGAACGGCTCGTGGAACATCGAGGTCAACCCTGTTGTCAACGTCGAAGCGAACGGCAACTTGAACGCCGGCGTGCGCGAGTTGAACAACCGTGTGGACGAACTGAACCGACAGGTAGGGGCTCTTGCGGCCGGACTGCCGTCCGTGATCTCGGAGAACAGCAGTCCGTGGTCTTCGCAGAGGGCGTTCAACCGTGATGTGAGAGGAGCCCTATGAGCGAACTGACCTACACGTCAGGCGTGACCGGACAGGTGTTCGACTTGGAATCCAAACTGTCGTGGGGTGCGGCCCTCGGACTGCGATCCCGCGAATGGGATTACTCGCTGACCTACCGTGGATTGGGTATGCCTACACGCAAGGCTCGTGAGGTAAGTGTCAGCATGAGCGTCATAAACCCGTCCGATTTGGATGCGTTCATGCGTGCTACGGACGCGGATATTCAGATGAACCAGCCCGGTGTGATAACCGGGCTGGCCGAGTCCGGCGCGGCATGGACGCAGCATGCGGTCATCGTGAAAACCAGCCCCCAGTCGCATCATCGTGCGTCGGACGCCAGCATTGATTTGACCATCGTGCTGTTGGACGGCGTGTGGCGGAGACGGTTGGACGTGCAGCATTTCTGGTCGGATGTGTTGCAGCCCGGCTTGGATTTGGATTACCCGCACGATTACCCGCACGACTATATGCCGACCGTGAGGAACACGACCGTGGTGAATCCGATGCCCGCGCCGATGCCGTTTGAGATGGTCTGGTTCGGGCCGGTGTCGAAACCCCAGTTGACGTTGGGGGGCAACCGGTACGAGTTGGACATGGACATTCCCTCGGGCGGCTATGTGACCATTTCCAGTGTGGAGGGCGAGAAAAGCATCATCCTGACCACTGAGAACGGCGACACGTCGAACGTGTTCTCCAAGGGTGTGCGCACGGGCGGTGAGAACGGGGGAAGCTACATCTTCCAGCCGATACCGTCCGGCGAGCTCGCTGCTCAATGGAATGGTTTCGGCATCGATCTGACGATCATCGAGGAGGCGAGTGAACCGCAATGGGTGTAGGGCTTGTGGTGACCGATGCGAACCATGTGGATTCGATGATGGTCGAGGATTATTCGTTGGATTGCGCGTGGGGCAAGGACGAGAACGATTTCGAGTTGACGGTGGACAAGCTCATCCCGCAGGGCGCGTTCGTCTATTTGGAGGAGTCCGAGTGCGGCGGGATAGTTGATGCGTTGCGCGACCAGTTGGAGCGTGGTGATTCCACGCTCACGTATTCGGGGCGCACGTGGCATGGCATGTTGGAAAACAAGATTCTCGCCCCGGATTCGGGGCAGGATTACCTCACCGTGTCAGGCAACGCCTCCACCATACTTGGTGCGTTGTTGTCCCGTGTCTCGCTCACCCCGTTGTTCAAAGCGGTCGTTCCCCCGTCCGGCGACGTGTCCATCAAGTCCTACCAGTTCGAACGGTATGTGGACGCATACACGGGCGTCTGCGCGATGGCGAAAGCGAACGGTTTGAAACTCAAAGTCGCCTACCGGTCAGGCCATGTCGAAACATGGCTGGAGACGGCAGGCGACTACGGGAACGACATCGACTCCGACCTGTTGGACTTCGACGCATCGCGCACGTGGCGCAAGCCGAACCACATGATCGGCTTGGGCAAGGGCGAGTTGAGGAACCGCATCGTCAGCCACTGGTATGCGGACGCGAAAGGCAACGTCACCCAAACCCAGACGTTCAAGGGTTTGGACGAGATTGCCCAAGTGTACGACTATTCGTCGGCCGAGGCGGACGAGTTGGCGAAGAACACGAAGAAGAAACTTCAGGACTTGCAGTCCGAGGGTGAGGTGAAGGTCACCGTGCATGAGGATTCGGGCATCGTGTTTGACGTGGGCGACACCGTGACCGCAAGGGATAATCTCACGGGCATCACCGTCAACGCGACTATCAGCAAGAAAATCGTCAAGGTCTCGGGCGGCGTGATGTCCGTCGATTATGAGGCCGAGTAAACAGTAAGGAGCCGATTATGGCGCGTATCGACAATGCGACGGTCATGCAATGCGACCGGTGCGGGAAACACAAATGGTACAAGGACTTGGACGATCCGGATATCAAGACGTGGTACAACACGATCCGACTGGACGCGGACGGCAAGGAGCACGGCTACCTGTTCTGCGAGCAGGATTACAAGGACTACGTGAACAAGCTCAAGGATTTTGACAACAGTTTCGACAGTTGGATGCAGAACGGAGGCAAGCAGAATGGTTGAACTCGTCACCGGTCATGCGGGCAAGGCGCACGCGACAGCGGAGCAGGCGGCGGGATTGAACGCCGGCATCCTCGGCTTGGACGATTATGTGCTCGACGTGCATGACAAGCTCAAGATCACGGTCGTTTCCGCGAACAAGGTGACCATCGGCACGGGTGAGCTGGTCATGCAGGGCCGTCACGTCAGCCAAGGCACGCCCGAGGACCTGATCGTCACCAACGGGTCGCAGGGTCAGAAACGCAACGACCTGATCGTATGCCGCTATGCGAAGGGCTCGCAGAACATCGAGAGCGCGAAACTGGTCGTGGTCAGGGGCACGCCCACCACGGGCACGCCCGCCGACCCCGCCGTGAACACCACCAGCCCGTTGGACGGGGGCACCACCTACGACATGCCCTTGTACCGCATCCCGCTGGACGGCATCACCATCGGCACACCAGTCGCATTGTTCAACGTGTTGAAGCCGATGAGCGACGTGTGGGATTCCCTAACCCCTGTCACGGGCCAAGTCAAGATGCCGTATTCCGACAGGTATATCACTCTGGTTCGTGTCGGCCGTATCGTCACCGCCTGCGCGTATATCACGCTGACAAGCAATTTCAATCAGACCGGCAACACATCCGTCAACGAGACAATCCCGGAGGGTTTCAGACCGTCCGGCGATTCCCGCGCGGTCATGCGCGGCACCGACAACAGTGGCGCGACCAGTTTCTACCTTTACGGCACGCAGGAGGGGAAAATGGTGTTGAACGGCACCGGATATACCGGCCGATTCGTCGGTATATCCGGCTGTTGGATTACCGCGTAGCTTTCCCTAACCCCACTGCCCACGTCCGTCCAATCAGGCGTGTTCATTGGGAGTTCCAACGAGAACGGCATTTGCGTCATCTCCTACCAATCTCCCAACGGCAAGGCTCCTGACGTAATTGTCGCCACCCCCGGGCCGTGGCCCTCGGACGACATGCGAGGCTTGGCCATAACCATTTGGGAGAATGGTGTGGACTCGGCACAAATGCGATTGATGAACACCCGTACTGGAGAGTTCGGCACAAGATGGCCTGCAAGATTCTCATGGGTTGCGATATGGAACTAGCTTTCCCTAACCCGCACCGATGTCACGACCCTCATCAGTGGCAATTACGGCACCGTC